GGCATAGCCCGGAGCGGCTTTCCTGCGCCCAAAACGCCCCGCCCAGCCCCAAGCGGGCAACAACCAGCCAAGACCATCCGAGCCGCCCAAGCGCCAGCCAGACCGCCCCGCTCAAAGCAGAGAGGCCCGAAACAGCCCCGCACCTACTCTTTATTATAATCGCGCGCGTGCGCGCGTGTACTCCGCGCGGGCGAGCATACTATAGTCTAAACTCATATCATACCAACCCAACCAGACCAGCCACACGCAGCCAAGCACCGGCAAAGAGAAGACCATGCAGGCCAACAGAGGAAAGGGAAAGGGGACAGGGAAAAGTGTTCGCGGCTTCGCCGTGTTCAGGCCGCGAACCAAGACGGGGGACGCCTTGACCGCCAGCATCAGACCGGCAGCGCATCCGCCCCAGCTCCGCAGCATCTCCGAGCCAAACCGAGGCGGACCGGCAGCAGCTCGGAGAAGTCCGCCGAATTTGGCAGAAATGCAGGATATGCAAGAAGACTTGCAGAAATTCCGGGATGTCGTTTACTTTCCTATGCAGAATGTAAACGACAACGGCCAAGAAATGCAAGACACCATGCAGAAATGCAAGACCCCGCCCCACTTTACAAACCTGAGAGGCGCTTTTTTCTGGAGAAGGGCAATAGCTCTTCTCCCCCCATCCATGTTCCACCTCGGCTCCCATCCGAGATACCACCGCCTAGTAAACCTGTTTTCAACCATAATATATTTCACATCGCGCCAGCCAAAGACCATCGAAGTCTCCGGTCGGCGCTTTTCTTATGCGCAAGGTGGGAGGGGGCGTACTTTTCAAACCCGAGATGAAATTTCGAAAGCCCGAAAACGAAAAGGCCAAAAAATAAAATTTGCGCGGTTGCCTTACGGCAACGAAGCAGATACCCTTCGGGTCTATGGCAGGGAAGGATTGGTTATGGTGCAGCAGCGAAGTAAGGCGGAGTCGGCGGCGCGGTAGCCGGGAGTGTAACATAAATCGTTTTGGTCGGATGGTACGATGAGAATAGAGAAACAAATCCGCAGAAGAACGGATGAAATATTGGAGGAAGAAATGAGAGCAACAATCTTTTCAGACGATTTTAACAGAATCGTAGATGCCACGAAGCAGTTCGTCAGCAAGGTTCATTGTGAGAGCTGGAAAGCGAAGGAGTACATTCGCTTCGATTTTGACGCCGAGCATCAGAAGGTGACGGCGATGTCGCTGGATGGCTATCGGATGAGCGTGGAGAACTCTGTGGTGAGTGAGTGCGACGAGAACTTCTCGGTCTACATCATGGGCAGCTTCCGCCTTCCGCGAAAAACCTACGCTGTGATTGAGAAGGTGGGGACCGAAGTTCAGATCCGATGTGCTGGGGCCCTGTTTGGATTTGAGCAGCCGGCAGACCCGCAGCCGTTTGAATGGCAGAAGGTAATTCCGGAAGGCAAACCTCACTTCAAGATTGGGTTCAATGGGAACTATCTGCTGACAGCGCTTCAGGCCGCGAAGATCAGCGCCGGACAGACTTTCAAGAATCCAATCGTCTTGGAGTTCTGGTCTCCTATTTCTCCGGTAATTATCCGGACGAACAAGGATGACATCAAAATGGTGCTTCCAATCAGACTGGGAGGGCACGAATCATGAGCAGGTATGTAGAGATCCCAGATGGAACATGCCGTGTCATTATTTTCGGATTGGATGCAAAACCAATATCAGACCATGCTTACGATCCGGAAGATCGTGGCGCCGCTGTGCGAGAGGCGATTGACGGTGAGTGGATTGACGGCCATGGCGGCGCTCCGCGCTGCTCTGCTTGTGGAAATGAAGCTGACTATAGCAGCTGGGAGAAGGACTTCCGCGATAAGCTGCGCTTCAATAAAAGCCGGTACTGCTCCGATTGCGGCGCGCTCTTAGGCGAATAGGAGGAAAGAATGAACACAAAGAAAATCAATGTCGGCCTGTATGGCGATGGAAGCCGGGGCGCGAGGCTCCGGGCAGAGTATATTGCGTGCGACCGTGCGGAAGAATGCTCGCTCTACAAAAGTGGAAAGTGCTTCAACGTAACGACGCTTTTCGGTTTACGCTGTCCTATCGGTACCATGTGGTCTGTGGACGGTGGGATGAAGCAAAGCAAGGCGTTCCGCAATATGCAGGTTCAAGTTCGTGCTGACCCGTTATACGCAAAACTGAAATATCCATATCATGAGCAGATCGGGCGGATCGGCGATGATGCCTTCCTGGGTGTGCTGCACATCAGGATTGAGGATCAGAACGGGAGGTTAAATGTTTCAGATCCCGGATTCGGAAATAACAGGGTTGTCGTGAAGCGTGATACGCTGACACCTGAGAATCTGAATCGAATCTGCGCTTACCAGCCGCGAGCTTTTATGGGAGGCGTGATCACGAGTTATCAGGAAGAAACCGTTCCAAACTTCTTGCATCAGCTCTCCTTGCTGTTTCCAGACGAATACGCCGCCCTGATTGCGGAGTACCCGGAATACGCGGAGAAGAAGCCAAATTTCATTGGCCGAATCGCGAAGCTCGCCACCTGCAACCCAGCGTGTGAGTACAAGGACGGCGGGAGTGTATTCCGCTTTGATGGTGACTGGCTTATCTGCGACTGTTACAAATCCTCTTTTGCACCGTTCGGTGGGAAGGGCGCAATGCTGAAAATTCAGCTGACGGATGAGATGACAGTTAAAATCACGGATAATGCGCAAGTGCTGCCGGAAACGGTGTTGCTATGAGGTAAGAACATGCCAATTAAGAATTATACGACAGACGTAGATGTCTACAAGACCCTCGGCACCATTCAGGCAGATCTCGTGAAGCACGGCGCCAAGAAGATCGTGCAGGACTATGATGATGCCGGCCGCATTGTGTCTCTGTGTTTCATGATCGACACGCCGAACGGCCCGCACGGAATCCGGCTCCCGGCAAACGTTGATGCGGTATGGTCAGTGCTCCAGCGCCAGAAGGTGAAATGCGACCGGGCACAGGCGGAGCGTGTCGCTTGGCGCATCATCAAGGACTGGGTAGCTGCGCAGATGGCAATTTTGGAAACCGAGATGGTTCAGATGGATGAGATCTTCTTGCCCTATATGATAAACGACTCTGGACAGACGCTCTTTCAGTGCTATCAGAAAAATCAACTTTTGATCGGAGATGCCGGAAATGAGTGACAAATTCATTCTTCGCAGTGCTGCGATCGACCTCATTCGAAAGCAAAAGGGTTCTCTCACTGATCCGTGTCCTCAAAGAGTCGTAGAAGACACTTATGATCGCATTATTCGCTCCATCAAACAGTTTTCTGCGGCCGATGTAGAGGAAGTGGTTCATTGCAAAGATTGTGCGGCTTGTAGCCCTGTCCGTCATTGGCGCACAGGAGAATTAACCTATTACCTCTGCAATCGCACGGATTTTGTGGTGTCGGCAGATGGTTTCTGCAATTTTGGACGCAGGAGGACAAACAATGGGTGAGGAGAAGCGCATGGATACTTTCGAATCGCTGGCTCGAAATCATGTTGAATTGCAGGTGAAACCGTGCGCAAGCGGCGTTTTATGCTCGGCGCTCATGTATAACGCAGACGGCTCGATTGTGATTCTGGCAAAAGAGGGCCTTGCGCTTGGATATTTCGATTATCCGATGGGAACGGGAGAATGGAAGCTGCACAGCAAACTCGAACACTGGGATGATTGGGGCGAGAAATTCATCTTGGAGTGCCCAAGTTGCGGCAGAAAAGTCTTTCATGTGGATTATCGTGATGATCCGGAAGATTTACTGCGGAAATACCCATTCTGCCATTGCGGAATGAAGATGATCGGAATTTCGGAGGTTATTGAATGACGCTGAGAGAGCTGCTGATTAGAAGTCATGATCTGCCGCAAAAAGAGAGTTTTAATTTTCGGGTAGAGCAAATTGGCCCGTTTCTCGGCGGTGCTGGAGTTCTTCTTTCTCGGGAAGAAAGAGAAGTCCGGTTTCTCGCAAGGCTCGTTTTTGGCGTCAATGTCTTTTGTGACACACTCGGCCATCTTTGTTTCAACAAAGGACTGCCGGGGAGGCTGTACGAGGGAAAGGTATTTGTCCGCATGGAAGATCCGGACGAAGAGATTGTCCCAAATGAGAAAAATGCGTTTTTGCTTACAGAGAATATCGCCAATGAACTCCAAGTGATTGATCTTCGAATTGAGGGATTAACACGAACGCGCGTCTTCAATGGGAGAGAAGTCGTTTGGGAGAAGAATATCTCTTGGGAGAACGCTTATGGGAAAAATTGAAATCAAAGATTATCTTGGCGAGGCGGAAGTTCTCGCACAGATGGCCGAAGAGGCGGCGGAGCTGGCACAGGCAGCTTTGAAACTGCGTCGAGCGATTGATGGCAAGAATCCGACTCCGAAGTCCATCGATGACTGCCGGAAAAGCCTAATCGATGAATACAGCGATGTCGTTCACTGTGCCATTGCTCTTGGGATTTTGCCGGACGGTGATTTGATTCGTGAGAAATCAAAACGCTGGTGGAAGCGACTTGGTGTGGATGGAAAGGAGAGTGTGCTTTATGAGCCCTGACAAATATGTCAATGCGACACGGTTGATTGGTGTGCTGGAAAGCGTGTTGGAGGATGAAGAGAAAAAAGAAGCGTCTCTTGAAAAAATGGCAATGGTCTCGTCGCTCAGATGCGCCATACGTCTGCTTTCGGAAGAAGTTGCTGCTGACGTAGAACCCGTAATCCATTGCAAAGATTGCCAGAAATGGCATCGGGACGAAGAGTGGTGCGAGGAGCACTCGCATTTTATCGGCTCGGAAGGTGAAGCGTGCCATCCTTGGGAGAGCAGCGTCTGGAAGATGTTTGATGAGAACTATTTCTGCGCGGACGCGGTGCGTCGGGAGGATACATGACTCTGAAAGAACAATTCTTCGAAGAGGCAAATCTTACGCTTTCCAATCTGATCCCCACTGATGAACAGCGCAGAATCCTTTTGCAGTACAGATGCGAGCTGGAACCGAATTTTCTTGGTTTTGTGGATGCCTACTACGCATTGAGCAAACTCATTCCCCAAGACACGACGATAATCGACTTTGGTTGTTATCTGGCTGCGCAGAGCTATTTCTTCAAAGATCATAAAGCCTACATCGGTGTGGATGAGGTAATGGATATGCAGCGGTTCCGGCCGCCCAATGCGACGCACTACTATGGCCGGATTCAGGATTTCCTAGCCGCCGATGGCCCAATTCCTTACCAGTTCAACAATCTGGAATACTTTGCGATCTGCAACTACGTTCCAGACCCCGAGGCCCGCCGGATGGTGCGCGAGCGGTTTCAGAACTGTTTCTGCTTCTACCCGTGCGGAGTAGTGTGAGTTAGAAATGTGTTTTGAAAATGCGGTATAACGCCGTGGAGAGGAAAATGAATGGAAGACCATAGACAAAAGGACAGCCTCATTCGGCTCCGCTATATCGGAAAAAGCGGTGTGCGCGGCCTTCGGCACGGAAAAGTTTACACTGTGTCACTGGTCAGCATGTACCGCCGCATCTGGGTGGAAGTGGATGGTGAGGCGATCCACTACGACAGTTTAGGCCATTTGGCGCGAAACTGGGCAGACATTGGAGGACTGAGAAAGTGAGTGCATGTGATCTCATTATTGCGTATTGCAAGCAGCACGGCTCCATCACGCAGATGGAAGCTACCAACGCTTTGGGCTGCACACGGCTTTCGGGTCGGATCTGGGATCTGAAACGCCGCCCCGGCATCGTTGTCACAGATGCTTGGGAGTATGGAGTCAATCGGTATCAGAAGCCTACCAGATATAAGCGATACTACGTTACGGAGGAAGCAAAGTGATTGAAGCGAAAGTCAAATGCGCATTCTGCGGGAAAGAAATCGGAGAATCTGGTTATGTGTGGAAAGTTCGTGTTGTGAATTGCAACGGTCGGACAGAGTATCTTCCAACCTGCTCAGAAGAACATGCCAGACTTACGAAGGAGAAGTATGCCTGCATTCACGAGGAAATGTCCAAGTATGTGAAACAGCAGGTCCTTCAAAAGATGCGCGTCAGAGATTATCTGGGATGATGCGATGCAAGGTCTGTGGAAAGGAATATTCCGGATGGGGCCGATATTCAAAAGACTGCTGCAGTCGGGAGTGCGCCGAGCGCGCGCGGCAGACGTTTGGTGGAGCTACGCGCTCGACGCCGGTTCTGATCGTGATTCCAAGAGCACTTTATCTTTCTGCTGGTATGAACCCAGAGATTGGCTCAATCTATAAAGCTGAGAAAATCGGAAACGTGGACGGAAATGGTTTTCACTATCGTCTTACAGTTCGCGGGAGACCCCTTTTGTTGAAAGAGTCTGACTGCTGGGAAGTGGAATTGAACGTTATGTGTGCGGAAGAACATGGAATTCGCCCCAAGCCGGGATGGGATAACGCGGTAATCTCCAAATTTCTGTGCAGCGGATTTGGAAAGTAGGAAATTATGGATAAGCCAACTTGTGACAGCTGCAAATGGTGGGAGCCTTGGAGCGAGGTATGCTTCAATGGTGAAAGTCCATATTGCGCCGATTTCGTGAACTGCGGGTGTGAAAAATATGAGGAGGACAAAGAAATTGAACGTTTATACAAAGAATGATTGTACCACATCTACGCTGGATGAGAATCTTCGAAATGTAGGGCTGCAGAACGACTCGCAGAGCGCTATTGATCATCCAGCGCACTACAATCATGGCTCGATTGAGTGCATCGACGCGCTCAACGCTATGGTTGAAGAATGGAATGATTCGGTAGCTGCGGTCCTTGCATGGCAGACCGTCAAATACATCTGGCGTCATCCATTCAAAGGGAAACCGACCGAAGACCTCAAAAAAGCGAGATTCTATCTCGACCGATTGATCGAACAGTATGAGCGTGAGGCGTAAAACTGATTTCCGGCTTACGCTGATGCGCAGCTGTGGGACATGCGGAAAGTCTTTTGTTACCTCTGCTGGTAGCCCATGGATAAGACAGGTCAAGCGAGATGGAAAAAAGCAGGCGACAACCTACTACTGCTCCGAGAGCTGCTATGCTGCAAGCTATAAGCATATTGGATTTTTCGATGGAAAGGCAACGGAGCGGCGGAGAGAACGTGAGCGCAACCGCGACGTCAGAGAGAAAAACAGGCAGTATTATTTGGCTCATGCGGAAGAAATCAAAGCAAAAAAGCGAGCCTACTATGCATCAAATCCGGGTCTGAGTGCAGCGAACAGCAGGTACAACCGGAAGAAAAACAGACTGCTTGCCGCAGAGGCGGCGAGTCAAGGAGAAATCGTGGAATTTGGAGGACAATGTGAGACACTTTAAGGATTTTTTGGCATACGCCATATTTGTGATTGCACTTTTCGCTTTTACATTTTCGGTGTTTCGAACCGGTGCTGCAGCAATCAGCCGTCACAACAGCGAAACGGAAGCGAAGAGCAATTCAAATAAAAGATCATTCAAACTCGAAGATTTTTCGGTGCCAGAAACAGATACTGAGATTTTAAGCCGCCCGGTCGTATTCATTCCGTGTGAGATAGAATCGGAAATACCGGCGCAGGAGCCGCCGACGGAAGAAGCGTTGGAATCATTGGAAGCGATTGAAGAAACTTCGGAAGAGAATTTTCCTGTCGATGAGGCAGAGCTGGAGATGTTGGCATGTACGATCTACATAGAGGCCGGCGGAGATGCGTGCTCGGACGAAACCCGGATGATGGTCGGGAATGTGGTTTTGAATCGCATCGCAGATGAACGCTTTCCCGACACGATGGAAGAGGTCCTGCTTCAGCCCCGGCAATATAACACATTTTCATGGACTGGCATTCAGTGGCCTGCAAGGGCCAGTACAGAGCCGGAGGCCGAGGCAGTAGCCCGTGCCTACGATTGTGCCCGTAGGTTGCTGGAGGGAGAAAGAGTTCTCGATGCCGACGTCGTGTGGCAGGCCGAGTTTTTCCAAGGCAGTGAAGTTGTTTCATATCAGGATGGCATCTATTTTTGCCGATGAGAAAGGAGTAATTCACATGTGTACGCTCCAAGTCCTCGCGGGCATAGCAAATCTCTTGGCACTGATCCCGGTTATGGTCGCAGTAGTTATTGCCATTAAACTCCGAAAGGCTATCTGGGTTGCGCTCTTCATTTCCGAGATTTTGCTAGTGCTTTATGCACTGGCATTTACACTCAGCTTCGTCATTCCGTAAGAGCACCGTACACCCCCAGGAACCACTTTATTTCTTCAAATGCAAAAGGACACGTATAAACCACAAACGATGCGTCGCGTCGAACCAGCGGCGCGACGCATCGGTTTAGAACGCCGAGGAGAATAGAAATGCTCAACAAAGTAATTTTAGCCGGACGGCTCTGCACCGATCCGGAGTTAAGACGCACGCAAAATGGGACAGCCGTAGCAACAGTGTCGCTGGCCGTTGATCGAGATTATGCAAAGCCAGGCGAACCTCGGGAGGTCGATTTCGTTCCTCTGGTGGCATGGTCGAGCACCGCAGAGTTTATGTCCCGCAACTTCTCAAAAGGAAGAATGGCAATCGTAGTTGGACGGCTGGCATTGAGACGGTACGAGGATCATGAGGGAAAGAAGAAAAGTGTCATGGAAGTCATCGTGTCCGATGCCTACTTTGGGGATAGCAAGACTCAGAACAACGTAAGCAGTCCGCCTGACTATTTGTCTGATACGCAGGCCAAAGTGAAACCAGCGGATTTCGCTGAGATGACATTTGATAATTCTGATCTTCCGTTTTGAGAGGTAGAAAAGTATGAGCGACGTTCAGTGGATTAAAATTAAAGTCGGCATGTTCGATGGAGAGAGCTTTAAGAAAATCAAGAAAGCGAAGATTGGAGGAGAGAGCTTCCGTGACAAACTGACTGCCGTTTGGTTTGAATTGATGGACTTTGCAGGAAAATGTAACCATTCTGGATTCTTTATCAGTTCACGGGAGATTCCGTATCGTTCTATCGCGGATATTGCCGTGATGATAGACCGGGAGCCGGAAGAACTTGAACTCTGTATGAGATTTTTCATCAATGAAGGAATGGTTGAAATTATCGATGATGTGTATCTCCTCTCAAACTGGATGATGTATCAGAACGAGGAGAAACTTGAACGCATCCGAGAACAAACACGCTTGCGCGTCGCAAAATATCGTGCGTTAAAGGCTGGAAAGGATGCAGAAGGAGATGTAACGCAAGATGGCGTTACCGATACCGTTACAAAATCGTTACCCTCTTATTCTTATTCTTATTCTAAAAAGAAAGATAAGGGTAAAGAGGGTACGGGAGGAAAGGGGAAAGAGAAGCCGCAAAAGCAGATGGTTTCGGAAGCAGAGTTCGAAGATGCGATTAAATCGTTTCCTTCGTCTATTCAGGAAATTCTTCGAGATTGGTTTGCGTACAAAACAGAACGCAAAGAAGGATACACACCTCGCGGCCTAAAGAGTTTGATGACGACGGTTCGTAAGAACGTTGAAGAATACGGAGAGCGGCTGGTTGTTGAGGTTATTGAGAGCAGCATGAGTTCGATGTATGTCGGGATTGTTTGGGATAAGTTGAAAAAATATAAGCCTGTTGTTGAGCAAAAGGCTCTTAACCGGGATGATTACGGCTCACCGATGGATTTCTACAAATGACAGAAAACAAGAAAATGGATGCGCTGCTCGCGCTGGCGCAGGAAAAGAGAGATCAGAAAAGAGAGAATATCACAGATTCAGCTCCGTTTGCAGAGGCAGTTGTCGGTGTCGCAAAGCTGGCAGCCACAGAGGCCAAGAAAGATTCCGCCACAGCTGTCGTAGGCGAGGATGGCCTTCTGCATTGCACAATCTGCGGCGGAAGGCGACAGACGATTGCCACCTTCGGGGACGGGAAGCAAGTCAAAGTCTATTGCAGATGCAAATGCCAAGCGGAGCAGGATGCAGCGGAAAAGGCTGATTACCAAAAGCGTGAAGAAATGCAGCGAGTGGATAAGCTTCGGACGCTGGGATTCGCAGATCGAGAAATGGTGAATTGTACGTTCGAAAACGATGATGGTGCCAATCCGAAACTGACGGCTGGAATGAAGCAATATTGCGAAAACTTCCCGAGACTCAGGAGAGAGGGAACGGGCCTACTCCTGTACGGGCCGGTTGGGACGGGAAAGAGTTTTTATGCAGCGTGCATTGTAAACGAGCTGATTTCACGCGGGTATCCGTGCCTTATGACCACGTTCCCAAAACTGGCAAATCAACTTTCCGCCACATGGGATGGAAAGCAGGAGATAATCGACGGGCTTGCGCGGTTGTCACTTCTAGCCATCGATGATCTTGGTGTTGAACGGGATACGGAGTATATGAATGAAAATATCACGGTGATTGTCGATACGTTGTGTCGTGCAAAGATCCCGCTCATCATTACGAGCAATTACACTCCACGACAAATGGCAGGAGAGTTCGAAATCAAAAGGAAGCGTGCCTTTGACAGGCTCTTGGGTCGCTGCCATCCTGTGGAGGTTTTGGGTGAGAGTCGCAGGAAGGCCATGGGAAGGAACAATTATCTTGAAATGAAGGAACTTTTGGGGATCTGAGGGACCGAGATGGAATTTAAGATTGTCCGCGCTCTCGATGGTCAGGTTATGATGACGACGAGCCACGAGAGCTGCATTTACAGTGATGCTACGATACGAAATATGATGAAAGCCGGCTATAAGGCATACAAGGACGGAAGAGTATATCGGCCGTCGCAGGAAGGGAAGGTGAGGAAGAGTGGTTCAAATCGGAGATAAAGTGAAAAAACGGTTTTCAATGACTGAGCACGCCGACGGAAAGAGCGATGATACGTCCAAACTATATTTCGGGAAGGTAATATGGATTCATCCGAAGCGACGCTTCTATGTGGTCGAATTTAGCACATTCAGGGGTGAAACCTTCCGGAGCTGCTTCCGGGAAAATGAGAGTTAGGGAGAAAATGAGATGACAAAGAAAGAAGCAATTCGTCAATACCACGGACGTAGATTTGAGTTTGTATGGAAAAGCGTAGAAAAAGGATATTGCACAGAGGATGATCTGTGGTTCTTGATACCGAATGGCTGGAAGCGAATGCACGGATTCCTTGTTACGCGGACGTTTGCAAAAAGAAAGAGCGCTGCGAAAAGGAATCGGAAACGCAGAATCATGTTCTCTGGAGTTTTTGGGGTCATGATAGAAACAATCGATAAAATTTTGCCAAAGGCCGTTGAAACTACGTTTTCTGCGTTCGTCAACTTCAAATCTGTACCGTTCGGTGATGTATCGACCTCCTAGAAGGGACAGAGGCGTGCCGATTTTCGTGCCGATTTTCGCGCGTTTCTGACTGACCGATTGGTCAGAATACTGGCTGAAAAGTTATTCTGGTGACTTTTTGAATTATAGGCATATAGGAGGAAAGCATTGAGAATACAAGAAAAACCGGCAATCTCAACGATTGCCGGTTTTTCTTCTTTTGGTCGGAGTGTCGGGATTCGAACCCGACACCAATCTTTCAAACATGTTGATTTTCAAGGACAAAATTTTATCGTGCCGATTTTCGTGCCGATTTTGAAGGACTTTTGGTTCCTGATTTTTTCTCCTGCGTGGTTTCGGTGGAACCCTGAAGATAGAATCTACGCATCTTATTGGTTGCAGCGTTCTTATCTTTTGCAGCTTCACGCAAATAGCATTCATGAACGACTTTAATATCATTCCATCCGCCGACACGCATGGTGCGTTCTTCGCTCCAACCGAGATGGTAAGCAAGGGAACAGAAAGATCGACGTAGACCATGAACGCCAACTTGCGGCAAATTGTTTTCTATGCAAATTGCGTTGATCCTGCGAGTAAGAGTATTAGGATAACAGTCAATTAGTGGACCTTCGTCTGGAATGACTTCAAGGAGCCTAGGAACGAGAACGGGTACCGGCCGAGTGGATTTTTCAGATTTATTCGTATCCTTGTGAACAAGTTTTCCGTTTTCGTCGTAAACGACGGCACCAGACACAGAAAGATACTCGGAGCCTTTGATCTCAAAATGCAAACTGTCACGGGTTAATGCCATGATTTCTGAGCGACGCAAAGAATGCAGTGCCAAAAGCGCACCGAGCTCAATCGGCTTTTCTCGAATAGCCTTCACAAAGACAAGGATTTGCTCATAGTCGAGAGTGGGCTGGCCTCCTTTCTTGAAGGCAGGGAGGGTGACATTCGGGACATCAAACTCCAAATAGTTCATCGTGGCTGTCACAAGTGCCCACACATTGCAAACAGTTTTTGGGGAACAATGCTTCAGCTCTTCGCCAATGGCGATCTGCCACTCACTCTTTGTAATTCCAGAAAGGTCACGGCCCATATAATCGAGAAAATGATTTTTTCGATATGACATATAGTTGCGGCGGGTAGAAGGAGAAAGAGAAGGGCCTCGCTCTGCAATCATTTTGTCAATGGCTTTTCCGAGCGTGATTCTCGATGCATTCTTCTTTTTCTCGATGAAGCCGGCGCGGATGGCTTTGGCCTTGGCAATGCACAGCTCTTTTGTGGGCTCCGTGATGCTCTGCTTTTCGGCATCCAAATAAATCCGCCAGTTTCCACTAGCAAGTTTTCGCGGAGACGGGACTTTGAGCGCATCTTTCTTCTTGCGCTCTTTGAGCTGCTTTTCTCCGCACCAATTACAGAACATGGAATTATCTTCGATTTCACGGCCGCAGGATTTACACTTCATGACGTTGCTGCTCCTGAAGCTGTTGTAGAGCGTCATCCCGCTCCTGCATAACGCGAAGGAATTCCTGCTTGAGAGCATAAAAGGTGTCGGCGCAGATGCCAAGCTCTGGGGCCTTCTTGATGTTTTCGTCGAGTGCGTCCAGCACGAGCTTGTCACGTTCAGTATAAGGTTTCAATTTTGCTATACCTCTTTCTTTGAGAATTTTGGATATGTATTATTGCTGGACTGCAGAGACTATTTTTTCTTGTTTTTGTTTAGAACTTTGAAGATTGTAATTATGACTGTGATAACGGCTGCGGCGATGATAAGGATGATGATCCACGAAAAGACGCTGAGATTTCCAAACTGGATCAGTCCGGCATCTTTGATCTGGAAGTCGATAATAAGATAGACAATCAGAAAGAATGCCAAGATGATGCTCATTGCGAGCTGCGCGTATTCTACGGGGCGGTGTGATGTAGACTGTGTCGTCTTGTATTCGTCGAGTTTTTTCAGACCATCAGCTGTTGCAGTGGCTGTATTCACCATGCCCTGTAGACGCTGAATTTCTGCGTCTTTCTGTGCGTTGTCAAGTTCTAGGGCATGAATCTGTTTTCTTAATTCTGAAGCGTCTTCACTCCGAATAGGTAGACCACAGAGTTCATCGAGAGACAGGCCCATGGTATCGGCCATAGCTGCGCAGTTGAACAGAAGCGGATTCGCCTGCGCGCCGGCGTTGATTCGACTGACGTTAGAATATGGGACACCTGACTTTTCGGCGAGGGCGTTGACTGTTAGCCCAAGCTCAATCCTTCTCTGCTTAATTTTTTCTGAGAAGGAATCGAAATACGGGGATAGCTTTTCCGTTGACGTTGACATTTCGAGCCTCCAAAAGCAGAATTTGAAATTTAGGGTAGTGTTTGGGCAGAATAGGAGAGTGTTTTGAAATCCGAGGTGTGGACTTCTGGAAACAAAATCTGCTACGATAGAGGCGTAGCAGATGACAGGTAATACGGGATCTGCTATAGGCTCCGTCGTCGGTGGCACGGCGGCGGAGCCGCTTTCAACGCTGATGCAATTATCTCAGCACACCGGAAAGACTCCTTTCATGCATGGCTCTTGTTTGCCCGGACTAGTCCGGGCAAGCCGTGATAAAGTCACGGCTTGAATGAATCGCTGATTATATCACAGCACGTGTGTGATAATTCGGACATTTAAGTGCGGCACGTCGTAGAAAATTTTAATACCAATTTGTGCATGATGGATATTGCAAATATCGAACAGATGTTTTAATATTAGATGTAACAAAAATAATTTCGACCGTGTGATAACATGAAAATAGAGAGCGACGGAAGAAAGGGAAATGGAAGATGGACAGAGAAGAACTTATAAAGAAAATTATCACACAGTTGGATGGACTAAATATTGAAGAGCTTAACGAGATTTATTCCTGTTGCGAATTACATCAATCTGGGCGGAAAGAGACTCCAGCGTGTCCAGAGAAAGGCCATCCAAAGACGCAATAATTTTTGCTCGAACTTCAGCCTCCGCACTGTTATCAGTGTTGGGGCTGCTTTTTTTTGCTTTTTCTTGCTGAATGGTAGGCAATTCGTCTCCGTCAAGCTCCGCAAGTGTAATACCAAAGTGATCAGCGATTTTTTGCCTCGTCCTCGTATGGGGAATAGTCTTTCCTGCTTGCCAAAGCAATACGGCTTGATTGCTAGAGCCGATTATTTTTGCAAGGCGATAGGCGGAATACCCCTTACTTTGCATACAGTAATTTAGATTATGCACAAATGCCATAATTAGACCTCAAATTTTGTACAATATGATACTTAAAGTTTGATTGACATATACGTAAACTTTGAGTACAATAATAACTGTGGACAGGCAGTAAAAACCTGAACACTCTGACAATACAGGTCGGAGTGAACTCAATGTTGTAGCAAACTTAGAGTATCACCAACTACTTGATTTGTCAACAAAATAATCTAAGTTGGAGGTGAAATAGTGGGTTTTGCGAAAAATCTCACCAACTTACAGGCTGAACACGGCGAAACGAATTATCGTCTTGCAAAGGAAATCGATGTTACTCAAACTTCCGTTAAAAGTTGGAATACTGGGGAGCGTCTACCGCATCCGAAGACACGAAAAAAGATTGCGGAACACTACGGCATAACCGTGGAAGAACTGATGAGGGAGGATGAATGAGGGAACTGATTCCAATGGATGAGTATGGGGTATTTGCTGACCGGAATGATACAGCCAGAGTGAGCAGTTTGATGGTGGCTAAATATTTTGACAAAAGCCACAATCACGTATTGCGAGACATTCAAAATCTGGACTGCTCCGACGCATTTCGACTGTCCAACTTTGGACAGTCCCTATACATCAACGAACAGGGAAAGCGACAGCCCTGCATTTGTATGACACGGGATGGATTTATGTTTCTCGCGATGGGGTACCGAGGGAAGAAAGCGGCGGCAATCAAAGAAGCGTATATCAAACGCTTCAACGAAATGGAAATGTTCATCCGCACGTTGGTTGAAACCACACAGGAATTCCCGCTACTGACCGACAATATCAAATTGATTCATGAAAAACCGAAACCTTATCATTTCTCAAATGAAGCTGATATGCTGAACCGGCTGGCTCTTGGCATGACGGCAAAAGAGTTTCGCATGGCGCATGGTCTGAAGGCTGGCGAGAGCATTCGACCTTACTTGACGGAGAAACAAATTTCTGTTTTGGACACGCTGCAAAAGGTCGATATTGGACTGTTACTGGCAATGCCAGATTTCAATCAGAGGAAACGACAACTGCAATGGTATTTGGCCCAAACGTCAAATACCGAGAATTACAGGAAGGAGGCCGCCAATGCCGGATGTTAAAAGCAGCGAAAAAAAGCAGCGCAAAAAAATTGTCAACAACAGCAGAAAAAAACAGCCGGATTTTTTCGCCATTACGCGGCTGATTCGTGGATATGCCACGCCGCCCCAAGTGGCCGTGATCCTGAACTGCTCGCCGACTACGGCAAGAAAAAAGATGAATGCCCCGGAACTCTTCACGCTTGGCGAATTGAAGTGGATTTGTCATGAGACACACATTCCGGTGGAGGAGATGCAGAAGGCGGCTATGGTATGAGCCTGATACGAAAACATTTCGAGGATCGGCGGAGCTGGCTGGAAGGTCGGCAGGAGCTGGGGCTTGGCGGCTCCGACGCGGCGGCGGTCTGCGGGTTATCACCTTGGATGTCGCCGGTGGAGCTCTGGAAGATCAAAACGGGGCAGAAGAAGGCGAAGGACATTTCGAGTGATGAGGTCGTAGAACGCGGAGTCCGGATGGAACCGGCGCTCAGAACGCTGTATGCGGCCATGAACCCGACGGTTCAAGTGGAGTATTATCCGTTCGATATTCTGGCGCAGAGTGAGAGGCCATGGCTGACGTCGACGCTTGACGGAGAATTGATCGACGAAAACGGCCGGCGAGGAATTTTGGAAATCAAGACCGGCCAGACCATGAAAAAAGCGGATTATGAAAAATGGTCGGACGGAAAAATCCCGGACAACTATTACTGCCAGACACTGTTTCAGCTCCTTGCGACCGGCTGGGAGTTTGTGGATCTGTTTGCGGCGCTCGAAGACATCCGCGGGGATTGGTCAATCCGGACGCGCCACATTGAACGGGCCAGCTGCGAGGATGACCTTGCATGGCTGCTGGAGAAAGCCGAGATATTCTGGGGTTATGTGCAGAGACGGCAGATGCCGCCAATGGTATTGCGTTTGTAAGGAGGAAAAATTTTGTACGTTGCAGTAAAATTTTACCGTGAAAAGACGGGCGGTTATTCTGGCATGGCGTATAGCTATGAAACGGATCTGCCGCTGAAAGCTGGCGACCGCGTGATCGTTCCGGCTGGGAGCGGAAAGAACCGGGCCATCGTTGTGAGAGAGAACGTTCCGCAGAGCGAGATCAATCCGGCGTTCTTCCCGCTGAAGAAAATCACGGAGTATGACGTGGAGGAGGCGGAGGGCTGATGCAGACGACAGAAATTCGGATGATCACAGACCTCGACAGTGCCGTTCCGCAGAGCCTTGACTTCAACTTTGAGGAAGTAAAAGACTGGCTTGCCGAAAATCTGACGGCCTACCGGTCCATGGTGGTCACGGAGGATGCGCTGGGCGCCGCCAAGGCCGATAAGGCGAAGATCCGAAAGATCAGCTCGGCAATTTCAGAACAGCGGATCGCGGTCAAGAAGCGCTATCTGGAACCATACAACTCCTTTGAGGCGAAAATGAAGGAGCTTTCCGCGATGTGCGACGAGGCTGCGAAGAACATCGATACGCAAGTCAAAGCATTTGAGGAAAAGCGGAAGACAGAAAAATGTGATCTCCTCAAGCAATACTTCTCTTCTGTCAATCATCAGAGTTGGCTCACGTTTGAGAGAATTTTCAATCCTCGTTGGCTGAATGCGACGTTTTCCTTTGATGAGGCAAAGAAGGAGATCGACAGCAGAGTCAAGGTTGTTGAAGTAGACTTGGAAACCATCCAAAAGATGGAGAGCGATTTTCAGGATGAGCTGATGCTGGAATACCAGCGGAGCCTTGAAATGAGGACTGTGTTCGAGAAACAGATCATGCTTGGGCAGATGAAAAAGCAGCGTGACGCCCAAAGGGTTGCGCAGGAAGCGGCAGCGAAGGCAGCTGCTGAGAGAGTGGCTACTGCGCAGAAGCCCGAAGAGCCGGTTGCCAAAACTGAGCCGGTGGCAAGGCAGAGTGAGGAAACGGCGGAGCCGCTGGAAGTTCTGGATTTTCGCTGCTATCTGACCAGAAGCCAGAAAATCGAGCTGCGGGACTGGCTGATCAAGCACGGTATTAAATTTGGCCGTGTGCCGAAAGAGGATTACTGAGGAGGAAATTGAGATATGAATACAACAAATAGATTGGCCCCGAGACAGCAGACCTTTTCTGGCGCAATCACATCCACGACGATGCAGACGATGATCCAAAAATCGCTGAAGGATGACCGGGCCGCTGCACGCTTTACATCAACGCTGATTTCGGCCGTCAATGCATCGGATCAGTTGAAAGCCTGCGAGCCAGGGACGATTGTGGCGGCAGCACTGCGAGGTGAGGGCATGGGCCTGAGCCTTGGAATGGGGTACTATCTCGTTCCGTATGGGCAGACCTGCACGTTCATCGTTGGATATAAGGGGTTGATCGCTCTGGCGCTGGCGACGGGGCAGTACAGCGACATTGACTGCATTGACATCCGGGAAGGTGAATATAAGGGCCGTGACCGGAGAACCGGAAAGCCATCGTTTGACTTTGAGGTCTATGCGGACGATGAAGAGCGGGAAAAAGCGAAGATCATTGGGTATTATGCATATTTTGAGCTGAAAAACGGCATGTTCCGTTCGGAATACTGGAATATGGACAAGCTACTCAAGCATGCAGACAAATATGCACAGGCGTTTAAGCTCGATAAATTCAATGCCTTTGTCAACGAAGAACTCAGCGAGGCAGAAACGGCAAAGCTGAAAAAGTCCTCGCCTTGGTACGATGTTGGAGGCGGACAGGAGCGGATGTGCAAGAAGACGGTTCTTCGCAGCCTCTTGAATTCTGGTTATGCTCCGCTGTCAAACGAGGTCCGCTATGTCCTTTCGGAAGATGATGAAGATGGCATGATTCCGGATCTTCCGGTTCTCAGCGTGGATCGGAGCACCGGCGAGGTCATTGATCCTGCGCCGGCAGCGATTGAGAGCGCCAAAGACGATGATTTCTTCGGCGGCGGAAATACGGTCGAGGAAGAGCTGAAGCAGCGGGAAGAGGCCGCACAGACTACTGAGGCCACGACAGAACCCAAGAGCCAGAAGAAAAGTCAGAAAAATGCTGCACAGGCAGAAGATGACTTCTCGGATGATGGGTTCTTCGGCATGGGTGAGGCATGAGGCCGCTTGTAAATCGCGTAGAGCAAGACCCAAAAGACCCAAAACGCAAATTCTGCCAAAGCATGGTTATCTGGGGGAAGGTTACGCGCGACGCAAAGCTGGAATACACGAAGGGGTCGGAAACAGCCCCTCCAAAGCCAAAGGTCACGTTCGGTGTCGCGTATGGCGACAAGGGCGCAGAAAACGATAAGAAATTCATGAACTGCATCTCCATCGGAGAGTGCTACCAGACGGATTTGGCGCAGCGAGTTCGTGCTGGGGACTATGTTTTGATTGCCGGAAGATGGTCCAGCAAGGAGTATACAAACAAGGACGGAGAGCAGAGGACTTGGAATGAGCTGCGGATCGAACACATCGAAATCCTCAGTGATGGATTCCGGGAGGCTGTAGTGGATGCCATGACGACCGCAATGTCGAAGATATTGACGTTGGGGCGCTATGATGAGAAGCGTGATTTCGTGAAAGCCTTCAATTTGTCCTTTGTTGATGCCTTCTGGAATCTCTGTCAGGAAATGCAGGGCGAGGCCGCGGAAGAATCGGTTGACGGTGATGGATACGGTGCCGATGACTATGAAATGACGATTTGAGGAACTATGGGGCTGAACATGAGCTTATCGGATCTGCCGGAGCCTTACAGAAAGCAGGCGACGGAGAAAATCCTTTCTCAGATGAAGAAAAAACAGACTGCGCCGCCACAACCTATCCAGAAAGAAAAAAAGACGCCGAAACTGCACAACAAAAAAGTTGAGCGCGGCGGCAAGACTTTTGACAGCATCAAAGAAGCAAACCGATATGACGAGCTTGTGCTGATGGAGCAGCAGGGGATGATCCGAAATCTGGAATGGCAGAAGAAATTCCCTCTGCTGCCGGCACAATATAAAACAGTCGTCAGATATGGAAAAAATGGAGCGCGCCTGAAAGATGGGCAAAAGCTGGTGGAACGGGCGGTCGATTATTACGCCGATTTTGTGTATAAGAAAGACGGCATTTTGGTGGTGGAGGATGTGAAAGGCTATCGAAATCCATCTTCCGCGGCCTACGCAAAGTTCGTACTAAAGCGGAAAATGATGCTTTATTTCCACGGAATTGAGATTACGGAAGTTTAACTGCACCGGAGGAAAACAAAATGGAAGTCAATTATGAATCATTGGTGATCCGGGCGTCAGTGCCTTGGCAAAGCGTTTACCGGGAAGAGGTCGTGGAAAGGCATACGACAGATTCTCAGGAAGATATAGATTTCTGCCTCAACCACTGCCCTTATGCGAGCGATGAGTGCTGCAACTGCCTCGCCGGTGGAAAACCGGAGGCGAAGCGAGGGCGCCCGGAAAAGTTTGACATAGAAAGACTGGCTGAGATGCTGCGGTTGAAAAAAACCAGCGCTGAGATCTGCAAAGAGCTCGGAATGAGCAGGATGACCGTTTCCAGGTATAAGAAAAAATTGTGTGGTGTTTGACATGACAAAGCGAGAGAAATTGATTCAGCGGCTCCGCTGCCCGAAAATTGCATCCTGTCCATTTGAACTGCGCGAGACAACATGCAGCAAGTGCCAGAAAACTGTGAAGGAAGAGGCTGCTGACGAGTTGGAGCGGATGGAAAAGCAGTCCTGCATTGCGGAGGGCGTGGAATGAAGGGCGGATGGCGTTTGATGGCCTCCGGTAGCATGATCCGCTGCCGGAACGGTCATATCGTGGGCTGCGTGGAGGACGGGCGGCTCGTGATGCGATATAGAAAGCGGACGGCTGTCTATTCTTCGGAACGTGGGGATGCGGAGATCATCTGCGACCAGTGCGGAGCGATGGTCAAGACGCATCTGATCGGTGGAGCAGTCTATTTGGAGGAATGGAATGAAAATTGAAAAGGGCTACTATCTCAAGATGAGAAATGGCTATATTGGCTACATCTCTGCTGTTTTGAAAACTGACTCGGAAGAGAACCATGCTTTTGAGTACACCATTACACATCCGGAAATCGGGAAATACGCATTTTTCGTGGGGTCCGAAAAAGAAATGTGGAGAAAGTTTCACACGATTGGCACGGAATCCATTCCAATCGTTGTGGAAGACGAGTCAGATAAGGCAAAATGCAGTCTTGAGAAGAGAATCAAACCATTTTCACTCGTTAAGAAAGAACAAAGAGAATGTTGGAAGATTCAAACAGACCGACATGGCGGCGTGACAAAAAATTTTGGAATACATGATATTTATCTGAAGGATATTCCGGACAACGAACGCCTTGCATTCAAGATCAATGAAATCATAGAAGTTTTGAATGGGATGATTGATAAAGATGGAAATTGATCTCGGACGGGCGATTCCGCTTCCAATTCTGGAAGTTCAGGAGATGGAGGCCAAAGGGATGCCGATTGAGCTGGTTCTGTGCCCTCTATGCGGAGTGGAGCCTGTGAGGGAGCAGCAGGAAGTGATGCTCGGGAAGATTCAGGACGGCGGCTATCCGGTTTTGCAGGGCCGACTTGTTTGTCCGGAGTGCGGCTTCGGGCAGACATGGGGGCAATCATATTGCATTGGGAGTCCTTGGGATCGCAAGAGAGATTGGCGAGTCAACATTGTGGTATGGAATCGACTCGCAAAAATGGAGGAACAGCATGAACAGAATGACAAAATATGAGGAGCGCGACGGCGTGAAACGTGCCGTGGCGCTGGTCGATCACGATACGGCAATCACGCGGCTGGCGGAATATGAAGATTCGCTTCTTCCGCCGGAAGATGTCATTGGAAATAAGAAAATTATTGAAATGGCTTTTGAAGATGATCTGTCGAGAGCAGCGCAGCTCCGCAAGCTGGCTGTGGCCGATGCGGCCGGAAAAGTTCTTGTCCAGCCGTTTGTTCCGGGAGAGTGCGTGTGGGTGGTCGAACGGGATGAGGACGGAGATCCCTACGAGATAAGCGGATATATCTTTGTTGCACTCGTCCATAAAACCGTGATCGTATCACCATACATCAATGGCGGTGATGATATTGATGCTGCATTGGAGTATGCGGTAGAACAGAAACAAAATTGCGACGAAGCAGTCCTCGAAGCATATTCAGTCTATGACTGTTTTGCCACAAAAGAGGGTGCCAAGGCACATCTGAACGGATCGGAGGAAGAATCTTGGTGAATGGTAAAATGAAGATCGTTTTGGAGCCGTGGGCCATTATGCCTACGAGGGCACACGAGTTTGACGCGGGCCTTGACCTTTATTCGACTGACGATGATGTTTATATCTATCCGGGTGGAAGCGCTATCTTTAACACTGGGGTGCATGTCCAACTGGAAAAAGGAACCGTCGGCATGGTCAAAAGCAAGAGCGGATTGAACGTCAAGCATGGAATTACCAGCGAGGGCGTGATCGACGTCGGTTATACGGGGAGCATCATGGTAAAACTCTACAACCATTCGGATCATCCGTACAGAGTGCGAAAGGGAGACAAAATCTCTCAGCTGGTGATTTTACCCTGCCTGCTGCCAGAGCTGGAAGTGGTCTCTTCATTGGAAAAGACGGAACGAGGAACCGGCGGGTTCGGGAGCACGGGGAGGTAGACTGAAAATGCACGGATTTATTGAGGTCACGACGGAAGCAAGCCAGGGAAAGTCACTCGTCAATGTCGATTGGATACAGATGGTCGTTCGAAAAACCGACTGCACGATGATTTACTTTGCGTTCAATGTGCCATACGCAGGCGAGCAGGATTACATTGTCGTTGCGGAGGATTATAATTCTGTCAAGAGAAAAATCGAATATGCGACAAGAAGGGATGACGGAGGTACTGAATGCGGTGTGATAAAATCAGAATTCACGCAGAAATCCCAGTTGAGATAGAGAATGGCATCTTCGAGGATGGCAACAAAGTCAAATACTCCGAAGAAGCCATCCGGAAGGCATGTGAAAAAGCGGATGGCCGGCCGATCGTGCAATTCGACAGAGATGGGAACCCGCTGGTGATTGGGATTGCTGAGCATGCGCAGTGGAATACGAAAGGCTTTGTGGAAGTGGAAGGTTTTCTGTTTGCCAGAGGAACCGAAGAGAAGGTCGATTTGAATGAAAACGTGGTTACAGAAATGGAAATCGAGTCGTTTGGCGTCGCGCCATAAAAACGGGGATGGAATGGCGCTACAAAACTATTATAATGCGCTTCTGGAAGAACGCTCAAGGTGGTCAGAGATATTTTATCAAACGAGCGATTATAACTTAAAAATCCGCATTTCATGGATGATTCAAGGATTGGAATTTGCAATTTCAAATTTTCAAAAAGCATTTCCTGATATTGTCGAGTTGAATGAGAAGGATGGGAATAGAGAATGAAATGGATCAGCAATGCACCGGCGAGAAAGAATCCTGAAGAAGGAACGATTTATCGTTTGGATGCAACAATGGTTTCCATCCATCACTATGCTGGACTTGGAGAAAAGTGGTTTCTGACGTACAAACCATTGAACATTTCAATGCATGATCTTGGAACTGATGATTTTAGAGTGGCAAAAGAGAAATCGTATCTATATATCAAGAAGATATTTGAAGAGCAGCAGGAGGCAGTGACACATGCAATGCAAATGCTCTCAACTTCCTTGGGGGAAAAGGATGATTTTTCTTGGCATTGAAATTTCTGTTGCATTTTTATTGGAAGTGTGGTATAATCCGTTACAAAGAATAGTGTGACTTCACGCCGTTTCGGTGTATCTATCAAAGATACCGGAACGGCGTTTTTCGTTTTTCAGGGAGGAAACGATGGAAGACCAGACAAACGAACTTCAGCAGCAGGAATATTATGTCGAGCTTGCAAAGAAGACCTCAGAGAGTCTGGCCTATTTTTATTGCTGCGTGAAATACGATGTCCCGTTTGCGCGGGACTGCGTGCCGCGCGACGAGGGCCGGGATAAATGGCTCTCTTACATTGACAATCTGCATATCAAAAAGCTGGACGTCAATAAGGCTGGGGAACCGTTTGGGTTTTTGGATGGACTGACCGACATCACAAAAATCTTCGGAGAAGGGCTGAAGGACGGAGAGTTTACCAAGGCCATCTATGCGGAGCAGAATGCAAGAACAGCGAGGTTTGGAACGCAGCGGCAGCGCAAGGACTGGGGCACAGGAAGCCCGGAGCGGCCGTTCACGAATGAGGATTTTGCGGAGTTCGACCGGATCTACGCAATTCTGGTCTCTGATTATGGCGGAGAAAGCGCATTGAGCGCAAAACAGCAGCTCATTTTGCGAAATGTGACGATCTGGATGAAGCAGATGAATGATGCATCGGCGGCCGGCAAGTTTGACATGGCAAAGAAGCTGTCCAGCCTGATTCAGGAAAACCTCGCAAGCGAAAATCTGCGGAAAAAGGACGTTCGGCCGGCAGACATTATCCGAGTCGATGAGATCACAGACCGGCTCGAAAAGGCGGGGCTCCTCAAAAACGGAAAGCAGTGCAGCCCAGATGAGATGTTTGAATTTTTCTTTGGCCGTAAGCCGAGATACCAATACACAGCGGATGCCGTAGACCAGATGATCCTCATCAACGAAAATCGGATGCGGCAAAATGATGGGATGCCGGAGTTGAGTACGCTTCCGGATGAAATGAGAATCCACGATGATTTGGGCGAATTTGCACAGGAGCCAAACGAGGCGGAGAAGGAGGCTTATGAGAAATTGGGCCTGATTCGTATGCCGCCGCTGAAGAATCGTAAGGACGGAAAATAAGGCGGTGAATCTGGATGGCGCGACGTGCTGGGAAGGCTTGGGCCCCCGGAGTTGGCTGGGTCAGCAAGCGCGAAGTTGAGCAGCGTGACTATTCTTCTTTTGAGTCGGAATGGTGGGCCTTCCTGATTTGGGTACTTCGCTGGTATCCGGACAAAGGGTGCGACTTGCTCCGAGATGAGTCTGCTGACTATGCCAATGAGGAATTTATGCAGCGGCTTATGATGCGCTGCTATGCCAGATATGAAGATGTTGCGTTCACAGGAACGCGAGGAATTACAAAAACAAGTACAAAGTTCAAATATGAGCTGCTGAATGGGCTTGTGTGGCCGGGAACGCAGAGTGCATATTACGGTCCGTCGTATAAGCAGATGGCCGCGATCGGAAGCAAGCAGTTCAAACAGATTTCGCATGATTATCCTGCGATGACCAAGGGATGGAGAATCACGGCCGAGAGTAAGGATGACTTCAAAATCGAAACTGATCTTGGAAGTGCATTTTATATTTCGGCGTTCCGCGGCGATAACATCCATGCTGTGACAGCCGAAGAATTTGCACAGGAAGAGAATCCTGCTTTTGACTTTACGGAATATTCGACAATCGTTCTGCCGGCCGTGCGTTTGCGGCACAATGTAAACGGAAAACCGGACGAGAACTTCGTCGCGTATAAAAACCACTCGATCACAAGCTCCGGGAGAAAACAGCATCCGTCGTTTCAGGTCCGATGCGATACGCTCAAAGAGATGAATCGCGGAGAGAGTGCCTTTGCTTATGATATGAGCTGGGAATGCGTCGTGCTTCAGCAGATGCGGCCGTATTCATGGGCGATGAAACTAAAGGCAAAGCTGACACCAGAGCGGTGGATGCGGGAGATGGAGAGTCGATACACCGGCGCGGACGAGAATCCGATCATCTCCGACGAAACGCTCTCAGAAAGCTGCTGTTTGATGACAATGGAGCGGCAGCACTGCTGCAAATATCCGGGATGCAAAGTTGATCCCAATGATGTGACCTACATCGTCTGCTACGACGTTTCTTATGAGGATAACAAACGAAACGCGAAATGCGCCGTTGGCGTTTGGAAGCTGACGCGGCAGAGCGATTTTCTGAAGCGGGATAGATACCTAAAACAGCTGGTTTGGCTGGACGACTGGCCGCCGCCTGACAATGCGATGAAACAGGCTCGGATGCTCAAGGATGCTTGGTATCGGTTCTGCTTTGACGGTGGAAACACGACTTATATTGCAATAGACGGATGGCAGTACGGCAAGGCGGTCATTGAAGATCTTATGAAGGATCTTGGAGATGGGCTGCCTCCACTCTGCATCATGGACCACACAGAGTATATGGCCCTAGAATTGGACGGCGCGCTTCCAATCATCTATCCGATCAAGGCCGGCGGCACAGGCGTCACAGACCCGGACGCAGAAATGATCCGCTATGCGCAGATCCAATTTGACAACCACAACGTTCAGCTGCTGACGATGAATACCCGCGACGGCGTGGAAGCATATAAGCGGCTGCACAAGATCAAAGAGGACGATATGGATTATCGCATTGCGCGTCCGTATCAAAAGACGAGAGAGCTTTCGGCGCAGATCCAGAACCTGAAGGCCGTTCCGAGCGGCGCTGGGTTCAGCGAGAAGCGCATCTCAAGAGCAATCCAGCGAGACAGTTGGTCAGCCATCAAATATGGCCTGCGGCTGGCACAGAAGTTGGAAAAGCAGCTTGCAATCGAGTCTGCCAGAAAAAAGAGCGACTGGGACTCGATTCTGGCGAAATACAAAGGGAAGCCGTTGACCTCCAGTGCCGGAAGAAGCGCAGGAGGAAGAATTGCGGTGGGACGCCGGGGAGGGCGCTTATACTGATGGAAGAGCAGAAGGAGACGGCCGTATATCGGCTTTATGCGTTGAACCTGACGCAGGAAAACATTGGGCTGGCGTTGGAACAACGATTCAGTCGAATCGCATCAGGTTATATTCTCATCTATACGTCTGGAGAGGCACCGAAAAAGAGTGTTGAGATCAACGGCAAGGAGATTCGGCGGCTGACAAAGGCTGACGAAGAATGGATCATGGAATGTGCGGCGAATCTTCTGCGGGAGCGGATAAAGAAAGAGGAGCCGAAGACGATGGAACGTCTCAGCAGCATGGTAGATCAGCTTGCAGAAGCGTTGGACGCGGAACGTGTAAAGTTGACACAGGAGAAGAAGGGGGAAAAGACGGATGGCGATACCGACAGAGGAGCTGCGGAAGGCGCAGTATGAGTCTTTTCCGGAAATCTTCAAGCGATTCAGGACACTGGCACAGGAAAACGGCGGGATGCCGCTTGGCAGTCTCATTTCTGCATTTTCTGGGATCAACAGTGGACGCTATGGGCTGGCAAACCCATACATTCAAAACCGCCGCGTAAAGAAAATTTCGTCACTCCCGGAGGATTACTCCAAGGATGATGTGGCGCAGATGCTCACCAAGCCGTATGAAAGCGAAATGCAGCTCCGGCAAGTGGCGCACATTCTGGAATATACAGCATATCCGTTTTTCCACATTCGGAAAAGCTATCAAAATATGCTGACCTATCACAGCTACATTGCGCCGAACCTCGTTTCTAAAGAGGATGCGGGGAAAGACGATTTCATGCGGGAGTGGACGTTGGCAGAAAAGCTGCGAACGGAGTTCCGACCGAAAGAGCTGGCGCATCAGATTGTCGGGCAGACCGGCGCAGAGGGAAAGGTCTTCTACTACCCTCGATACAGCGTGGACAAGAGCCACAACAAGGTCAATTACGCATTTGCCCAGCAGCTCCCGAGCGATTGGGTGAAGATTACGGGATTCAACAACGTCTCGAAGTACACCATCGCATTCAATATGATGTACTTCCTCCAGCCGGGATGCGTTCCGGAACAGTTTGGAGATCTCTTCCGACCGTATCTGTACGATTTTGCACAGGTGGTCGGGAAACCGAAAGGAACCGGTTCATCGGTGGTATTTGCGAGACGGCTCGTCGATATGGAGCGGTTCAACCTGATCCAATCGAATGGGCCGATGGCAGGAACACCGGATGTCTATTATCAGAATGGGCGCTGGTATTACTGGGTCTATCTTCCGCCCGAGGAAGTATTTCCGTTTGAAGCGGATGACGTGAGCCGCGCGGTGATCTCTCCGTTCTCCGGTTTGTTTTTGAGTATGATTCAGCTGGCGCAGATGGAACAGATCCAGTTGGAGCTGATCCAGAATCCGCTCGTAAGCCTGCTGCATGGCGAGATCCCGTACAGGGATGATGAAAACGCATCCTCAGACGACCAATACCGGCTGAGCAATGCAGGAATCCTGCTGTTTCAGGCAATGTGGTATGACATGATGCGGGAGAACAACACATCCGGAATTGGTCTCTATATGGCGCCACTGGAGAACATGAAGCTCGAAAGCCTGTCTGAGGCGCCAAGCGCGATGGACATTGTGAAGCAGGGCTACAGCGATACGATCAATCAGGCCGGCCTCGGTGCGATCATGCCGATCGACTCTGACGCGAAGGCGGCTACCGCACAAATCTCCTTGCAGATCGAAAGTAAGTTCATGCAGACAGTCTATCGGGATTTCGAACGGATGATGAACACCATTCTGAGGCGGCTGAACCTCAAATATGAGTGGAAATTCGTGATGTTTGGTGACATTGCCGAGGATGAAAAGATGCTCGACCGGTGTATGAAGGGCATGGAGCACGGAATTTTGCCGGATGCGATCCTCTATAATGCGTTGTTGGACCGGTCGATTCTGGATGATATTTCGCTCTCGGAAGTGGTTTACAAGAGCGGAATTTTGGACAGGCGCATCCCTCTGGTGACGAGCTACAACATGAAACAGGAATCCTCTGGACTTCCGCCGCAGAACACGGGGAGACCGAAGGGAGACGGAAACGTCACCACAGATGGCACAGAGGCGATGGTTGACACTTACGGGGACACGAACCCGGTCTGACGGATGGAGAACGTGAAATGACAGAGTTTGTAAAAGCGGATGATCTGAGGGTCATCAATAAGGCGCTCAGTGAGGAAAAGGACGTGCGAATCCAGCGGACGCGGGACGGATACCGCATCGTGGAGGACACGGTTCGGGTGCTGAAAAAGAGCGCGATTCTTGAAAAATGACTCCTACCAAGCCGAAGGCTTGCGCTGGATGCGCGGGGTATTGAAGTAGGCGCGGCGGGAGAATATAGAAAATCTTGCGGCGAAAGGGCGCTGCAAAAGGGCTGAAGAGAGCCAACTGACTACGATTTATAGTCGGTTGGCTCTTTTTTGTTTTGAAAGGAGATGCGGCCATGGCACGGCTGAGAGATCGAATGAACTTTGAAAACGGCGCACTGGCTGCGGTGCGCGACGCGGCGCGGGACGCGACCGGCGCCTATCAGGATGCGGCACGTGGGCTGGATACGCTGAAAGAGCGTGTCTTGATCGAATTTGGGATGCCCAAGACGGCGGAAGTGATCCACCGACTGGCACATGAGCAGCCGAAACGGTTCGACACCGTTGGAGACATTCTGCATCAGCGGCATATCCTGCAGATCTACCCGGAGACTGCGGAATATGAAGGACGGCCGGATGATCTGGACGGCGTATTTGAAGCGATCATCGATTTGCTTCAGCGCATTGAAGATAAGCTCCGCATCTGCGTCCGTGTATGCGATGAAAACGGCCTTTTCCCATTGGGACGGCAGTTTGAAACCCTCCAGATGGAGAACAGCGAGAGCTACCAAAAATTCCTCTACGCATGGCAGATGAGTTCGGAGCACGAGATGAGCGCAACGAGCTTTGAGGGATGGATCGAAGAACTCTTTGAAGAGGACGGTGATTGAGATGCCGGTGAAAGGAAGGACGCGGAGCCTCGGAACAGGGCAACTGCGTGTGCTTCAAAAGCTGAACCCCTATGAGTTTGGCGTGGAGCTCTGGCTGATGCGGGATGGACCGAACGATAACCACTGGAACTATCAAAACCTCGAAAAATACTACCTGACGTTTGTTGGCCGGCCGATCCTGATCGCATACGTGATGGGAAAAATCGGCGATGGGCACAACTCCAGAGTAAAAATCGATTTCAGGACTGGAGAAGAGTATCAGTCCTATACCGATGGGACAGCGGAGCGCATTGTCGGTACGCTGTCGGATGACAAAAATGACTTTTCCCTCCGGGAGAGGGATGGCCATACATGGATCGTGGCGAAAGGAAAGCTTTTTGCGTTCTACGCCAAGGAGACTGTGGATGAGATCGTGCGAACAGGGCGCATGGACGTATCCGTGGAAACCATGACGGACGAGGAACACCAAGACGGAGAAATTACCGTTTTTGACGTCTGGGAGGGCCTCGGCGTGACGATCCTTGGGGCGGGCGTTGCTCCGGCAATTCCGGGGGCCAACATCGCTCGACTTGCCGCGATGAACGATGAGTTTAAGGCATTGAAGCTCAGAGCGGCATCTTTGCAGAAGGCCCCGGACAGCAACGACCCCAATTTTGGGAAGAAAACTCAAAAAGGAGTGAGAAATTTGGACATCTTCAACAAGAGACAGCTGGCAACGCTGAGCGCTCGTTTTGAGGGTTATACGGTTCTCTCCGCCGCGAAGAACAAGGATGGCAAGATCTTTGTCTGCCTGATGGCGAAGGACGGCGGCTTCAAGTCCTACGTGATGGAAAACGAAGCCGAAACGATTGCCCCGGAACGGCTCCAGAGCATGACGGTAAATGCCGCGATGAAGTTTGGAGACGAAGAGTGCGCAGAAATGGACGTTCAGGACTTCATGGAGTGCGTAAACGGCGAAACGAGAACGCGCATGACGGAAGCGGAAGACAAAGTCGCTACGCTGGAATCGAAGCTCGAACAGGCGAACAATCAGCTCAATGCAATGCAGGAGTTTGAGAACAAGCGTCGGCTGAACGCCGCGAAGGCGAAGGCCACTGAGGTTCTGGCTCGATTCAATGCGAGCCGCGCGGAAAAGGTTGCGGAGTCGGCCATTTCGGCAATCCTCGGTGACATTGATGGCGGCCTTTATACCAACAGCGTGGACAAGGACGGCAACTGGATCGGCGAGAAGCAGGTTTCGGATGCGGTTTACGCAGTCTGCGGCAAGGCCGTTGAGGAAATGGACGCTGCGGCCGCACAGAAGAACCGGAAGGTCTTCTCGTGGGACAAGTTCCAGACGAACGAAAAGCACGACGACGGCTCCGTGTCCGGTCTGCTTGCAAGCTGGGGCATTGACGCTCAGTAAGAAAAGGAGAGTGAAACAAGATGTTTATCGAAAAAACCGCGTTTGAACCGCGGATCACGAACAACAGAAACGACGATCTCTGCAACATCACCGGACGGTATCAGGAGAGCGGCGCGGATGCGGACTGCTCGGCCGGTATCCTCTGCGTGCGCGGAGAGAATTTGCCGTGCGCGGGATTTCCCAATGTGAAGAACGAAAATGCGTTCTACATGGAAGCTGCTGGCGCGAACGCCAATGCGGCGACTGGGATCTACGCCTGCAACACCTATGAGACGCAGATGCTCGCAGGCCGGCACGGCAACGCCTACTACATCGGAACGGAAACCCTCGGCCTCGGCATTCCGGCTGGCCGTGACGGCACGTTCACCGAGATCGTTTTCAACGGCAAAACGACTTACCGTTTCGGTATCGGCAACCTGTCTGCAGAGCTTGGCAGCAACAAGTTCTTCACGATCGCAAACGGCATGCTGGTCCCCGCGGCTGCGGCCCCGACCGGCAACGGCGCGATCTATTTTGAGCTGAAAGACCCCGGCACCGGAAACTTCACCGAGGGTACGACCAGCAGCTTCGAATACATTGATGTATTCGCAAAAACGGTCGTCTCCGCCGTGGCGGCCGGCTAATCAGGAAGGAGTGAATTGAAATGTCGAAACTTTCTTTGAACAGCGTTTCTCCGTCCGTGTTTCAGGTGAACGCTGAGAGCGGCAGCGGCATCGCCAGACAGCGAGCAGACGTCGTTGCAAAGGGCCGGATGCTCTTCTTCGAGCACTCTGCCAAGGGCAAGAACGCCATGAACGCGGCCAGAGGCAGTACCGAGCGCGTGGCGAGCCTGATGAACGCCAACGCCTACAAGCAGCTCAACGAGCAGTTCCAGGCGGAACATCTGCTGTTTGCGGCGAAGGTCTGCTGCGCGCAGAACGGCGCTGTGGCTCCTGACAACTTTGCCGATTTCCGCCGTCAGGGCCGGAACTTCTACAACAACAAGCAGTTCTACGCCGTGCTTCAGGGCATTTATCAGGAAATCGTGACGCCGATCATCCCGGCAACCTATTCTGAGGCCGTGGACATGTTTGCAGACACCGTGGAAGTTGGATTCGGCACGACCGAGACCATTTCCATCAGTTCCAACGACATTCCTATCTTCCAGGATTCCTCTTGGGGTGCAAGCCGCAGTGTGCCGCGAAACCGGTTCTATTCCAAGGACTACACGCTGAATCCGCAGCCGAAGACCGCACAGATCAATGCGAAGTGGCATCAGCTGGTTGGCAACAATCAGGACTTCGGCGCCTTCTTTGCCAACATCGTGGCTGGCATGTATGCCAAGACCATGGGCATGTGGAATGAGGCGATGACCATTGCGGCGGCTGACACCAGTCTCGTCCCCACGGATCTGAACTATGTTTTCAATAGCCAGAACTGGATGAAGGCCGCAAACAAGCTGTCTGCGCTGAACAACATCGGCATCAACGGCCTGTTTTCGACCGGCAGCATGGTTCCGCTGTCGAAGGTGCTGCCGACCGAGGCAACCGGCACCACCAACGTCAACATGGATGCTGCGCTGGCGACGCTGCTCGGCGACCGCTACAACCGCGCGGGCTATCTCGGTGAGTTTATGAGCGTGCCGCTGCTGCCGCTCCGCGATGCAATCGTCCCCGGTACGCAGAACACCAATCCGCAGACGATCCTCGGCGAAAACGACATTTGGATGATGGCATCCAACCGCCGGAAGCCGATGACCATTGCGTACACCGCTGAGACCCCGATCTCCATTGAGATCGATCCCGTTCGGGATTCCGCGGACTTTGAAATGGCCCTCAACCTGACCATTGCAATCGACGCTGTGGCGACTTTTGCCAGCAAGATCGCGCACTTCACAATCTAAGGATGGGACACGCTGCGTGAAACTCACGCAGATGTTATAGGCGTGCTCCGTGGGGAGGGTTTACCTCCGGCCCTCCCCACACTTACCTATATTGTAATGTATAAACGGCTCCGCAAGCGCGAGATGCCGGTGCAAGTCCGGCAGGAGCAGACACGAGAAGGAACAAGGCATCTAAAACCGAAAGGAGATCATAAAAATGCCCAGAAAAGCAAACAGCAACAGCAACGCCGGAGAAAAGAAGCCGGAAGAGAAGAAAACGCAGGATTTTGGCGCACTCGGAGAATTTGAAGAGGCTGCGACCTCGACCTCGGCTGCGCCGGAGGGCTATGAGGTTGCGGCGGAGGACGTGACTGCGGTTGGCTACGATGGCAGCGAGACGCCGCTGGTGGATGTGGAACCAGCGCTGAAAGGCGAGGCAGTTACCGTGCCTTCTGAAGCTATCATTCCGGCGGATGAGGCTCCGGTTGTCAGCGAGAAGACGGAGAAGAAGACCTATTCTGAAGATGATGTGCAGAAGATGATCGCGGACGCGGTGTCGGCGGCCGTGGCGAAGGCGATGGCCGGGATGCAGCAGCCGGCACCGCAGATCGTGCAGGTCATGGGAGACAGCGAAAAGGTCCATTTTTTGTGGCAGGCGGAGGTTGCAGATGACAACGTCGTCCTCTTCGGGGAACACGGGATGTACGGCCAGATCGTGGGAAAGACGGGAAGCTTCTACGTGCCGAAGAACGACCTTTCGCGCGTGCTGACTGATCTGACGCGCGTATTTTTGAAGAAGCGCTGGCTGATTGCGGTGAGCGGCCTCAACGATGAAGAGCGCGAAGCTCTTGGCTGCGACTACTGCGAGGGCGAGCTGCTGGATAAAAAGGCATTTGCGAAGATGGTGGAGATCGGGGATGAGATGCTGGACATCTATCCGCGTCTCTGCGAGGGCCACAAGAAGATGGTTGCAGCTCGGTATGCCGAGGCATTTGCAAAGAACAGCCCGTATGTGACGCGCGAGCGCGTGGTAAAGCTGAACGAGATGAGCAAGACCAAGGAAAACCCGCGTGGCGACTTCGTGAGCATCATCGAGCAGATGAACGAGCGCGAGGCGCAGTAAAAATATAAGCTGAATCGGAAAGGCGGCGGTTTTATGGATGATCGGAGGAGAATCGAGGCGCTTTGCGGCGTCGTGGAGAGTCTTTTGGAGCTGATCGAGGATGAAGCCGCCGCCGATGAGCAGAGAGAAGCCTATCGCCGGATCATGCGGAGGGGCGAAGAGGGGGAGGACTGAACGTGAGCGGAACGACGTGGAGCGAGATCATCACGGGATATGCAATGGTCGTGATCGGCGATGAGCGGATGACAGACGACCTCGCGACGGACGCGGCCCTCTTTTTCCGGCGGATGAGTATTTGGCTGAAGATGGCGATGCCGATGCTGAATCGGCCGCCGGAGCTGCTGACATATCTCTCGGAGGGGCTGACCAATCCGGTATACGCGGATGCTGAATGGGTCAGCACGCAGGAGAGCACAACGAGGGAGACCGTTGTGGAGACGGGGAAGGCCGGATTTGAGCTTTGCTCCTGTGTGATCGCGATTTCGGCGCGGAACGGCGATGTGACCTTCGTTCCATATACGGATTTTAGTTATGATCCGGAAACAGGGAACGTCACTTTTCCGCAGCAGGATAACGCGGGGACGGAATACCGGCTCGATTTTTATACAGACGGGGCCTTCGCTCATGAGCTGACCGAAACACAAAAGAGGCTGCTTGGCTTGGCTGTGGCCGTGACGTGGGACAACCGGTTCAACCGGGAATGGCTGAACATCCAGCCGAAGCCGCACGACAAGAGTTTCGACGTGCCGAATGAGAACACGACGATGAAGGAGTCGACGGCACGCTACAAAGAAAATGCACAGCTCTTTTTTGCGGAGCTGCGGAAATATGAGCAGGATTGCGCCTATATGCGGCGGGTGAACCCCGTGCGGCGCATCTGGAAGATGATCTGAGGGAGGATGACTATGGCTTGCGAATTCAGCCGCCGCGGTGGTGTGGTAAAGCTGCAGAAGAAGACAGTCAGCGCATTGACGACGGGAAAGGTAAATGTCCTTCCAGATCCGGGCTACACGGCCCTTTCTGGCGTGGATGTGGATCAGATCCGACTCCAGAGCAAGAACATTCTGCCGGGAAGCCTCCCTTATACTTTCTCGCCGGATGCAAATTATGATGGACTTGGCAGTGCAGTTGTGCAGAAACCGAGTGCGCTGATTGCATCGAATATCAGGAGTGGCGTAAGCCTATTTGGCGTAAGTGGAACATACGAAGGAGACTCTGCTACATCTATTAAACGTATTGTTCAGTCGTCTCCGCCGTCTTCATCTTCTACATTAAAACAGTTGATAATTCCTGTCCCACAATCGTCAAAAAGGATAACCGCAATATCATTCTATTGTTCTGATTCTAATGGTGGTTATGCAGATCCATCGAGACCCACAGCTATAGCTTGCGCAATTCCAGTTCTGGAGGAGCCGGTTTTGGTTGGTAGTAGCTATACCGTTCCAAAGGCGTATGAGGTTTATGGTAATACTGGGTCGTATAGGGGTTATGACTTGTATCTAGTTGATAATTCTCTTTCGATAATATTTTCAAACGGCTCTGTGATAATAGAGGCAACCATTGGTGCTCAGTTTGGAGTCGGATACTATACGTTCGCCATTGGACTTGGATGACGCAGAAAAGGTGATTTTATGAGTATCGCAGACAGCGCAAAAAATGGAATCATTCTCGGCGGCTGTCTGCAACAGGCGGTGAAAAACTCGCCAGAGGAATATAGGAGCCGCAGGCGGCAGTACATGGGGGAAGCGGCGACCGAGTTCGTCCACAAGTACGCCAAGTACGCAACTGACTATTTTGACGCAGACGTTCAGGGACTCGACCCGAACGACCCGGATGGATGGGAAACGGTCCAGATCCGCATGGCGGACATCTCAACCGTTTCGGCGGCGACACTGCGGCGGCAGGACGACTATAAAATCATCCTGTTTGCAGACGAGAGCATCGACTATGTGAGGCTGGGGACGAAGATCCGGACCATGGGAAGCATGTGGCTAGTGGTGAATCCGCAGAACATCTCAAGCGCGGTGGGCTGTGCAATCATTCAGCGGTGCAGAACCGTTTGGAACTGGCTGGATTGGTACGGCAGGATGCAGTCGGAGCCGCTGTGCGTGGAGAAGGGAGAATTGCTCTCCAACGACAGCGACATGCAGGAATATGCGCTGATCACGAAGGGCTATGTGAACGTGGTTTGCCAGAGAAACGAAGCTACAAAGAACCTCGCTACGAACAGCCGCATCATTCTCGGCTCGGGCGCGTACAAGATCACCGGATTTGGCGATTTTACGCAGGAATTTACCGGAGATTATGATTCGGTGCGGCTTTTGGAGTTCGCGGCGCGGTATGAGCCGCCGAACCTAGAAATTGACGATATGGAGCGGCACATTGCCGGAGGAAAGAACTTCTCATGGGAGCTCCGAATTGACGGAAGACCGACGATCCGCGAAGGGCAGACGACGCCGCTGAGTGCGGTGAGCGTCCGGAACGGGGAATTTGTGAGCAGCACGGCGGACAGGCCCGTGAGCTATCTTTGGTGCAGCTCGGACGAGGACGTGATCTTGATGCGGCCAGACGGCGTGGCTCGCGCGATGGGCGGTGGAGAATGCACCGTGCGCTGTACGCTGGCGCAAAACCCGGAAATCTTCGCAGAATATGAAATGACCGTGGAGCCGGCGGCGGAGACCGAAGTGCTCTTCACCGGGAGCGTGCCGAAAAAGCTCGGGATCTTTGAGAGTGCGACGATCCCGGCAGCGTATTTTGAGAATGGCGAGGAAACGGGGCGGACCGTGGAATTTTCGTTCGAGGGGCCTGACAGCATGGCCTACAGCGTGGATCAGAATCAGAACAGCGTGACTGTGATGTGCTGGAAGGGCGACAACGTTCCACTGAGAATCACGGCGAAGTGCGGCGAGAGCAGCATTTCGGCGGAGATCGAGCTGGAGGGAATCTGAAAATGGGAATCTGGATGATGCAGGGAGACCAATATGCGCTGCCATTTGCGCTGGAAATGCTGGATGGGACGCTCATCACTGACAAGATGGTAAAGACCGTGGTGCTGAACCTCGGAAGCCTATCTCGCCAGTATCCCGGTGATGTGACCTATGAAAACGGAAAATGGCTATTCCCGCTGACACAGCAGCAGACCTTCGCTATGAAGGGGCTGATTGAGCCGCAGGCGAGAGTAGAGTTTGAAAATGAGCAGATCTTCGGCGGGGCCGGGGACGGCATCGACGTGCAGAGCGCTTTCAACAAGGGAACGCTTGGAACCGGAAGCGGCACGGGGAGCCAGAAAAACCGAAATCAGGGCGGTGGTCAGACAAAACTCTGCGGGACGATCTTCGTGCGGGTGTCGGCGGCGGGCGTTCAGTATACGGCCGAGGGTGCAGTTCGGTATGACGTGCAGCAGGATTTGACCGAGGCGGAAAAGGCACAGGCCCGGCAGAACATCGGCGCGGACGAGGCTGGGAAAGGCTCTGTCCGATATGACATCCAACAGAACCTGACGGAGAAAGAACAGCGTCAGGCAAGGGAAAACATCGGCGCCGGCGTATTTTCAGCGGCGGACGACGGAAACGGAAACATCGTCATCAACAACATGCCGGGAATGGCTGCGGCGGATGACGGGGACGGAAATCTTGAAATCTACTGGGAAGCCTAGGGAAAAGAAAGTGAGTGAGAGAACATGGCAACAAAACCTCTGCGATCCGTAAAATTTCCGGGCTTGCCGGATACCTACACCATCCCGCAGGGCGGCGGAACGTCAGACACCTATGTGTTTGCACAGAGCGTCGCTTCTGATACGTGGATCATTCAGCACAATCTCGGGAAATATCCGAGCGTGACCGTCGTGGACAGCGGCGGGAACTTGGTGGTTGGAGACGTACAGTATCTCGACCGCAACAACATCACTCTCAGATTCGCGGCTCCGTTCAGCGGAAACGCTTATCTAAACTAAAAACAAAGGGGATAGAACAATATGAGTCAAATTCTTTCCAATCTGAATCTCAACAAAAATGAGCTTCAGAACGCCGTGCTGCATCCGCTGGCAACGGCTCCGGCGAATCCGAAACTGTATCAGATCTACACGGATTCTGCGACCGGTGTCATCAAGCAGTACCTCGCGGAAGGCTGGCAGATCGTTGGTGCGGTCTATAATCAGGCGAACAGCACCGGTGCAGTTCTGACCGGCATCGGCAAGGATGGCACCGTCAAGGTCACGGATGTGATCGATCTGACGCTCGAAGGCTATACGCCGCTGGACGGCGGCTACGTCACCGCGGGTATGACGATGGCTGCGGCTTTGAAGGCCATCGATACGGCACTGAAAAACGTCGTTTCTGAGGGCGGCGAGCCGAACCAGAATGCCTTCAGCAACATCAACATTCCCATCCAGAGCACCAACGCCGACACGCAGGTAGAGGGTCAGACGGCGGCTGCGACCATTTCGGCCACGGCAAAGACCGACACCTTCATCTTTGCCTCCGGCGACAAGTGGAGCATCGTCCACGCTGATCCGGACACCAAGACCATCTCGCTCGGTCATGCGTTCTCTGGCGCAACCGCTGGTTCCTATGGCGATGCGACGCATGTTGCGAAGATCACCGTCGATAAGGCTGGCCATATCACTGCCGTTGAGGCTGTCGAGATCGTTGGCGCGGAGTACATCAAGAACCTGACCAGCGATGCGCAGGCGCAGATCGACGACAAGATCCCGCTTTCTCAGAAGGGTCAGAAGAACGGTGTCGCGTCTCTGGATGAAAACGGCCTTGTTCCTTCCGCACAGCTGCCGAGCTATGTAGACGACGTTGTGGAGGCGTATGTCGTTGGTGATACTGCGCTGGCGGCTGGCTGGCTTTCCAAGACCGAGGGTGGCGAGGCCCTGACCCCGGAGACCGACAAGATCTATGTTGTCGTCGGTCCGGATGGCACTCCCTATCTCAACAAGCAGTACCGCTGGGGCGGCACGACCTATGTTGAGTGCAACCCGTCGGACGTCAACTCCGTCAACGGCAAGACTGGCATCGTCACCCTGACGCAGGATGATGTGCTCCCCGGTGAGACCTACACGCAGTTTGCCAAGACCGACAAGGAAAAGCTGGATGCCATCGACGATGAGGCCACCAAGAACACCATCACCATGAATGGCGCGGAGAACAAGAACCCGAGCTTCTACGCACCTACGGATAGCGGCACGGTCGGACAGGTCCTCGTTTCTGGCGGCGAGAACGCGGCTCCGACTTGGCAGGCGATGCCCAACCATCTCCAGAAGTACAGCATCAACAACCCCGTGATCGCAGCGGCCGGCGGCGCCTTCACTTGGACCATTGCGGCGCAGGAGAATGGCCCACAGACTCCGATGCTGGTCCAGATCTACGAGGCCGGCACGAACGAGATGGTGATGGCCGATGTGACTGTGAATGCGGACAACAGCATCGTTATCAAGATCAACCAGACGGATTCTTCCGTCACTTCGCTGGCTGCCGGCACCTATAAGGCTGTTGCCATCGGCTAAAATTGAAAAAATCCTGCTGCGAAAGAGCGCAGCAGAAGGCTGAGAGGAGCATGACGGCATGACGCCGCTATGCTCTATTTTTGTTTCTCCCCGGTCCGCAAGGGCCGGGGAGAGGGTGAAACGGAAAAGGAGTATGGCGAAATGAAGAATCTTGGGCTTTACAATGAAGAACTTTCGGTGCCTAGAAAGGAAGATGTCCCACAGCCTTCTGATGATACGCCAAAAGGACCGGGAGTGGCATCGGCGGGATCGGAGAATGCGTATGCCCGATGGGATCATGTGCATTCGAAGGAGCTGCCAACTGTCACCACGTCGGACGACGGGAAGTTCCTGCGCGTTGTTTCTGGCGCATGGGCCGCTGCGGCAATCGCAAACGCGAATGGAGGTAGCTTCTGATGGCTGAATATTTGACAAATACAACCGACCTGGAAAAGGTTGCCGACGCAATCCGCGCGAAGGGCGGTACATCTGACCCACTGGTCTATCCGGACGGATTTGTTATGGCCATTCAGGCCATTCAGACCGGTACAGAACTGAAAATCATCGTGTCTGTGACCTCGGGTGCAACTGTTACCGCTAAAAAAGGAAGCCTGTCTGTGAGCGGCACATCGGTTAACGGAACGTGTACGTTGGTCGTTCCAGAAGAAGGAGAATGGACGGTTAGTGCAACATTGGGTGGGGAAACGAGCACTAGTAATATCGTGAACGTTACATCTTCGTATGATACATCTTTGGTATTTATATCTACCATACTGAATGATAATTCATGGGAAACCATTCGTGGGATTTCTGATGCTGGAACAGGTGAAAACTTTTGGAGCATCGGCGACCGAAAGGAGATCACGCTTAACGGAACGGTTGGTACACTGACGCTCTCGAATTACACAACATACGCGTTTATCATCGGATTCAACCATAATTCCAGTCTTGAGGGTACAAACCGCATCCATTTCCAACTTGCGAAGGACGCGTTGTCCAGTGGTACAGATGTTGCGCTATGCGATAGTGGATATGGAAATGCTTTTATGGGACAATTTATAATGAATTCTAGTGAATCAAATGATGGGGGTTGGGAGTCGTCATTTATGCGCAAGTACATCTGCGGTACGAGCATGCTAAGCTATTCCAATACAATCATTGCGGTTATTCCAGAAGCACTCCGTACAGTACTTAAATATGTCACAAAGTATACAAATAATACAGGTAGATTGCAACCTGGTATGGAAGCTGCTACAGCGACAACAGACTATTTCTTCTTGCTGTCTGAATACGAGGTGTTTGGGACATTCGGTGCTTCAAACATTGGTGAATCAAAAAAACAGGCACAATACTTGTATTACAGCTCCGGAAACAGTAAGGTCAAATACAATTACAGCGCAACAAGTATAGCTGTTATTTGGTGGCTCCGTTCCCCGGTGGCAAGCGGTTCCGAGCAGTTCGTGGCCGCAAGCGCGAACGGCACGGTCGCGTCTGATGATGCGAGAAGATCGTTTGGCTTCGCGCCCGGCTTTTGCGTATGAGGTACGGATATGGACTATATCACATACAAACGTTTCAAGGGCAAATCTATTTCCGGCGAGGTCAATATCCCATACGGTACGATTTTGCAGGAGCGTGAAAAATTCCTCTATCTGGACGGAAAGCCGGTTTGCTGCGTGACGAGTGAAAACGGCTGGAATCATTTTCGACCACTGACCGATGAGGGCAAATACCGGCAGGATATGTTGGAAAAGCTCTACATCTGGTATGCAAAGCACGGATGCGGTGATGATTTTGTAGATGAGCTGTGGCCGGGGCAGGATAATGGCTATTGGAAGAACCGGTTGCGGACGGCAAGCACGGAGCGATTGGAGAAAATCTATCAAGAGAAATTTGGAGGGACGCCATGTATGCAGTAAAAAAAGAGGGCGCATTTGCCGGGTATGCTGACAGCATTGTACTCGTCCGGCTGCACGGCAACGGCTGCTATGTGCCGTGCGAGGAGGCCGAGGCCGAGGGCTTTTGTGCGAAGATGGCAGTGACGCTGACCGACGAGGACGGGAAGGAATATCAGGCACTGTCTGATACGGTGTTCCGGCTTGCGGGAAAGTTGCTAAAAGGCACAGAACCAGAGGGCAGCTATGAAGAGATGGGCGCGGCGATCCCACTGACAGACGCGGAGAACGCGATCAATATTTTACTGGGGGTGAGCGAATGACGCAGACAGAACGCGCAAGACAGCTGCGGCCCTATATCGTCAAGGCTTCGGCCAGCCTGACGGATGCGGACGCCGTGAAGGCAAAGGAGCTGTATGACCGCTGGGCGGCAGGAATGGCCGTGGAGGTCAACGACCGGCTGGTCTATGCAGACAGGCTCTATCGCGTGACACAGGCCCACACGACACAGGAGGGCTGGGAGCCGGACAAAGTCCCGGCGCTGTTTACCGTCATCGACGAGACCCACGCGGGCACACAGGAGGACCCCATTCCAGCCGCAAAAGGCATGGAGTACACCTACGGACTTTACTACATAGACCCGGAGGACGGCAAGCTCTATCTTTGCGAGCGTATCGGCGAGGCTGCCGGCGGTAAAATCACGCTGCAATATCTGCCGCATGAGCTGATTGGGCAGTATTTCACAGAAGTGGAGCAGTGATGAGGAAGAGCGGCTATGAGTGAGCACTGCGCGCATGCGTATCACAAGCCCGGCGATGTGAGCTTACACTGCCGGATTTTGGAGAAGAAAGATGAAAAGCGCGACTGGTGCGCACATCAGTTCCTCTGCAAGAGAACGCGGCGATGGGAAGTCTCGGATGGGGCAATCCAGTGCGAAATTCGGAGACAGGGACAGAAATAATAGAAGTAGGACGAGCCATGGGAAACCGAAAGGAGTAGAGAGCATGGACAAAATTGTGATCACTGCGGAAAAATTGATGGAAATGCGGGATTATGTGCCGCTGGCGGAAAAACTGCGATTCGTGGGAGAGGCGGCAGACGGCTGCTTCGACCGGATGGAGATCAAGATCAAAAATGGAGCGGACAGTTTGCCGATCCCTCCGCTCTATAAGGAAAACACCGGGATCAAGAGCCGGATGCTGATGGGTGCGTTTGCACGGCTCTATTTCGGCGCCGAGATCGACGCGGAGAAGGAAAGCCCGTGGCTGATGAGCGTGGGAGAATATGACCGATGGGCAGGAAGCCACGTTTTCAACCAGATCGACCGGCTGAAGAAAGGGAGCGCGGAGGTGCGCGACCGGGCATTTGACATTCTGGTGGACTACAAAGATCTGGAGAAGCGGATGAACGCGGAGATCTTTGGGATGCTGCAGGTGATGAATGAGCCGGTGTCGCGGATCATGACGGCCATCGGCCAGCAGACGACGCCGGAGGCGATGACAGCTCTGAAACAGGAGCTGGAGGGCGTGCAGAAGGAGCTTCAGGATTACGCGGTGAAGAAGAATGGCGGTGGGGCCTGAGATGGGCATTCCATTCAGTTCTGACAGCTATCCATACGAGAGAATTCAGTCAGGATTTAACCGGCTGCGCGGTTCTGAGAAGATCCCCGAGAAGGTTTTGCTCTATTTGCTCGATCTGCCGGATGCCAATGGATATTTTCCACAGGATGACAACCGACGGCCAAGAGTTCGGCTGATAAAATACCTCTGGTATGATGGCGCACGTCCGCTTGGCAATCCGCTTCCGACGCCGGTAGAAAAGCTTTCGATGGTATTTGACGGGGAAGAGCCAGTTTTGAATACGCAGGAGCTTCGGGAAAAGCATCCGAAGGGATACCGCATCTATCCGCAGCGCGTTTGGGGCCAGAGCGATACAGAGGCTGGGGTGACGCTCAAATGCTATTTGGGCAGAACCGTGGCAAAGGACAATTTTCACACGGTCTTCGGGCTTACGTTCGAGATCCTTGTGAATGTCAATTTGGAGAACACGACGAGAACAGACGCTTATTCCCGTGCTTACGACATTGAACAGTGCATCATCGAGGCACTGCACGGAGTCAACATGACGGGAATCGGCGTGGTGGATTTCAGCCGGTACGCGCATCCGGACAACGGGAGCGACAGTATATTCGATTACGGCACCCATGTTGGGCGTAGGCTCAAAATGAGCATCGAATGGTGCGACAGCGAAATGGACGTGCCGGCGGAGGAAGACACAATTTGATATAGAAGCCCCGCGGCGGAAGAGCGCGGCGGGAAGGCTGAGAGGAGCATGACGGCGATGTGCCGTGATGCTCCGTTTTTTATTTTTTCAAACCGGGAGGAGAAAGAACACATGAATGGACTCCCTTTGAGCATGGTTCAGGCCGTTTCGCAGTACGAACCCATCTGGGCGGAGGGCCTGCGCCTATTTCCAATCCGCGTGCGAGAATTTGAGACGTTTTCCATGGCACGGGCAGCAATCGAGTTTATGCAGCAGAGCCTCCCTGTGGCTTTGATGTCGAAACCACTGCTGCAAGCGTTTTACACGCTCGAATTTGAGGCTGCGGCGCAAGGAAAGCCGAGCGTCGGTCTGCTATACCAGAGCATTTTATTCCTGATTCTTGCCATGCGAGTGGGAGAAGACAAAGAAACCGGCGAACGGATGAAATACGCGAGAATCTGCCCCAAAGAAAGTGACCCTCGGGTGCTCGATGCAATCATCATTGGGAATGAGCGGCGGACACTGCGGGTGACACCGGTGCAGTTTCAGCGGATTCGCCCGATTCTGGCTGCCCAGAACGGCATTGAACTGGTTTCAGAAAATGCCAACCCTGAACTGGTGCAGGCGGAGAGGGACCTTGCAGAAATGAACGCCCCGAAACTGGACTACCGGCTGGAGAGCATGATGGCGTCGATCGCGCTGGTGAGCGGTGCGGACGAGGCGGAAATGTACGACTGGCCGATTTTGAAGCTGATGCGGCGTAAGGAAGCATTGCAGAGGATGATGGGCTATCTGGTATGCGGCGTGGCAGAGGCGCAGGGGGCAAAGTGGAAGGGCGGAAATCCGTTCCCAAGCCCGCTTTTCTCCAAAGAGGATAACGGCTCCGGCGGCGTGATCGCAATGGAGAATTTCGCCGGAGGGGCTGGAATGCGGGCCGTTCAAAATGCGGGAAACCGCACGACGTAAGAAAACTGAATTTTTCGACAAAAGGAGTGGAATTCAATGATTCGTTTCACTGACAAAAGACTGTATCTGAAGGGCACGTCTGAAGCCATCTGTATGGACAAGGCGACGGGCGACATCCTGTATTACTCCAACAAGTTCCAGACCGGCAACGTGACCACGGGCGTCACGATGGGCGAGATCCGTGCGGGCCTCGGCAACGCGGTCGCGGCGATCATTCCGTCTGACGCGGCGGTCAATGTCGAGTTCACGGCGGCGGACTTCTCCCTGTGGGGCAAGGCGGCGCAGGTCGGCGCAGCGCTGAAGTATTCGGCGCCTGTGATGACCTGCCAGAACGTGACGGCGGAAGGTACGGCCCTGACCGTTGACGTGAAGGGCGGCGCGCCCGTTGCGCAGCAGGGCTTGAGCCGGATCTGCTGCTATGTGCAGGAAGTCGGCGCGGGTTCGCTGATCTCCGTGGGCGGCAAGGCATACGACATCAGCCCGACGACCGGTGCGGTCTCCGGCTTTACGGCTGAGAGCGGCAAGACCTACAAGGTCTGGTACTTCGTGAACCGGGCGGATGCGCAGATCGCCACGATCACGTCCATGCTCGACCCAAAGGTCGTTCATTTCACCGCAGCGATGGCCGTTTATGCCAATGAATCCGGCTCTGCGCAGAACGAGGGCACGCGCGTCGGCACGCTGTACGTGATCATCCCGTCGCTGAAGTTCGGCGCCAACGGCGGCGTGGTCGGCGACCAGACCAACAACGACACCACGTCGATGTCTGGTCAGGCAATCATCTATGACTCTGACGTGATCTCTGAGAGCTGCGAGGACTGCAACGGTGGCGGCTCCGATCTCGCTTACTACATCTACGTTCCTTGCGAAGGAAGCGCGGATAGCTATCAGGGCATCATCGCCAAGATCGGCGGCGTCATCACCATGGCACAGAGCGCGACCGCACAGGTCCAGCCGAAGGCCATCATGGACAACGGCCAGCTGGTCGACCTGACTCCGAGCCTCTGCACCTACGAAGTGACTGGCGTGGCGGGGCTTACCGTTTCGGACACCGGTCTTCTGACTGCCGGGACCACGGCGGGCGACGCGACGCTGACTGTGAAGTATACGGTTGGGGAGACCGAGTTCACCGACAGCTGCACCGTGACCGTGCAGGCGTAAACAAAAGCGGCCCGGAGGGGCGAAAGCCTCTCCGGGAAATGCGCGAATCCATCAAGGAATTGGCGGGTTGGCGCATTTTTTGCAGAGGGGGGCGTCGTGTGGCAATCGAAGATATTGTGGCCCGGTTCAACGCGAAACTCGATGCGGCCATCGGACAGGCGATGGAAAACGACGTGGCGACGATGGTGAGAGTTGCGCTGGCGACGGCCGTGCAGACCGAAGTCTATGATGCTTATCAGCCGCACATGTATGAGCGCCGGGGCCCGGAGGACGGCGGCTTACAGTCGCAGAGCAAGGACGTGATGGTTGCGACCTATGACCCGGCGACGATGACGCTGGAAGTGCAGGACATGAGCCGGGATGACGACACAGGGCGGCTGATCGCGCCGGTTGTGGAAAGCGGCGAAGGTTACCAATACCCATGGAAGGGGCAGAAGGCCAGACCGTTCCACGAAAGAGCGCAGGAAGACGTGGTTGAGAGCGGCTGGTTTGAGGGTGCGCTGGTCTCTGCGCTGCGCGGAGCAGGATTTACGGTAAAAGACTGATTGGAGGGTATACGATGGCGGGAAACGTCGATAGAGTTCAGTTGCAGGTTGAGGTCGTTCGCAATCAGCTCGATACGCTGATCAAGGACGTCAACTCGCTCAAAGGGCAGAAACTCTCCATCAGCGTAGAGTCCTCCGGTATGGAGGCCATCAATAAATTTAATGCGTCGATCAAGACGCTGGAACAGAATGTCAGCAACCTTGGAGGAAAGTTTACCCAAATTTGGGCTGGCGCTGCAGATGGTTCGCCGACAAGGACCATTGAGACCGTGAACAATGGCCTCGGCCGCACGACGGAGATCATACGGACGCTGGATGAGGAAACGCAGTCCTATACGACTGTGCAGACCAAGACCACGGCCAACTATGAACAGATGGCAAAGGCGGCACAAAAAGCTGCCGAGCAGGCAGAAAAACTACGCCAGCAGCAGGAAGACGACATGTGGGCACAGCACAACGCCGAGCTGGAACAGCAGGCGAAGGTGCTGGGCGAGGTTTCTAAGGGCCTTGACGATTATGCCGCGAAGCAGGAAAAGGCAGAACAGAAGGTCGCGGCTCAGACTCAGAAAGAGATCGAGCTTTACAACAAACAGGCGGACGCGGCGGAGAAGGCTGCGACTGCCTTGCAGCAGCGCCAAGAAGGCGATATGTGGCGTTCTTACAATGCAGAGCTTGAGGATCAGCAGAGAATCCTTTCAGAGACAAATCAGGCTTGGGCGGAATATGCCCAGCAGCAGGAGAAGACCGAGCAGCAGATCGCAGACAGCACGAAAAAGGAGATCGCATGGTACGACAGCTGGCTTGACGGGCAGGAGAAGGTTTTTGAATCGGCACAGCAGAATATGCCGACGCTGCAAAAGCAGTATGCGGATCTGGCGCGGTCGATTGAAAGTGCAGCAGACAAATATCCCAAAGGGACATTTGATGAAATTGCTGATGGAGTCTCCTCGGCTCGGGAAAGCCTCCGTGCGCTGGACGCGGGGTTGGCGGATGGGACCGTCAGTTACGAAGATTATGTAAATGGAGTCGATAAGGCGAAGGCTGGCTTAAAGGGCTTGCAGTCTGAATTCGCTCAGACGAAGGCAGATACGGAAGAGCTGAAGAACTCAACCAATATTCTCGGGGACAGCCTTACTAACATTGTAAAGAAGATTGTTGCATGGCAGGTCATCAATGCTTCCGTCGCAAAGGTGATCGGGATGTTCCGCGAGGCGGTCTCCACGCTGAAAGAGGTCGATACAGAGCTGACCGCCATCCAGAAGGTGACAAACAATACCGATGCTGAGATGGCAAAACTCAGCGAGCATGCATACGAAGTGGCTTCTCAGTATGGCGTGGCCGTGACGGATTATCTGGAATCGACGGGCACGTTCGCCAAGGCTGGCTACAAAGAGCTTTCAGAGGACATGGCGGAGCTGGCGACGAAGACGCAGCTCGTCGGTGATGTGAACGCAGAGACAGCGAACCAGTTCCTGATTTCGGCGGATGCGGCCTACAAGATGGAGGGCAACGTCACCAGACTTTCGACCGTGCTGGACAAGGCCAACGTCATTGAGAACAACTATGCGACCTCGATTGAAAAAATAGCTGAAGGTTTCCCGATTGTTGCCAATGTAGCCTCTATGGCAAATATGAGCATTGAAGAACTGATCGCAATGCTCGGAACAATTACTGCGGTGACACAGGAAAGCGGGACAAAAGCAGCTACAGCGGCTCGCGCCCTCATCTTGAATATCATGGGCGACACAGAGACTGAACTCGCTGATGGCGTTACATGGACAAAAGATGAGATTGAGAATTTGACTCAGGTGCTTTGGACTTATTCCAAGGAAGCTATGGAAGCGGCTCAGGCATCTGGAAAGATCGTAGATCCGATGAAGGCTATTGCCGGCCTTGCACAAGCCGCTAAGGAAGGCGTTCTGACGGAGGCAGAGCTTGCGCAGATCGAATCGGACCTCGGCGGCAAGCTCCGCACGAACCAGCTCGACGCACTTATCAAAAACTACGATATGTACGCCGAGATGCTGGATAAGGTGGCAGATTCGGCGGGGAGCGCAGATCAGGAAGTTGAGATCATGCTGTCCTCTTGGGAGAGCAAAGCCAACATCCTGCAAAACACCTGGACACAGTTTATTGCGAAGACCGTCGATACGGATTGGATCAAGGGCCTTCTGGATGGAATCACGTGGCTGATCGACGGATTTGACAACCTTGGGAACGTCATCTTAGTTTTTGGCGGAACGCTTCTGACGCTGAAATGGAACAGCGTGGTTTCGGCACTTGGAACGCTGAAATCCGTGCTTGGAGCGCTTCCGATGCTATTTAGTGCGGCAAAAGGCGGCGCTGCTGGTTTTGACGCTGGGATGAAGGCCCTCAATCTTTCTCTGACCAGTACGCAGCTTCTTGTGGGCGGAGTCGTGGCGGCAATCTCCATCGCCGTGATCGCATTCAACAAGATCAAAAAGGCAGAGGAAGAAGCAAGGCAGGCGGCGATAGAGACAGGAGAGGCTTCCACAGAAGAAGCGAAGGAGGTCGTTTCCCTTTATCAGAATTATAATGACCTAAAAAAAGCGGTTGATGACGGTTCTGGATCAAAAGACGAATTTTTGAACATTTCGGAAACGCTGACGAAAAAGCTCGGGATTGAGAAGGCGGGCGTGGATGCGCTTTCAGATTCTTATGATGAGCTTGACCAGTCGATTCGGAATGCAACTGCGGCGCAGATCGAAAGTGCTCTTTATGATGCGAAAGCTGCGGTGGCCGCGGCAGAAAGTGACCTGAAGGGCGCAAGCGATTTCCAGTTCTTCGGTATTGGACAGAATGACGTCAGCGAGATCACAGCTTATTATGATGCGCTGATGAAGGAGCGGAACGAGCTGATCGATTCTGGCGATACCAGCAGCGTAAAATACAACAACATTGTAAAAGAACTGACTGAGCTTCAGCCGTTGATCGAGGCGTATAACAGTGCCATTGAGAATCAGAGTTATTTGGAAGGCGCTCTGGCGGCGGCACAGAATGGGACGCTTGAAAGCTACTTGAAGGCTGAAGATGCAGCACATGAGGCAGCTGGTGCGGCCGGAGAATATGCGGATGTTGCCGGGGAAGCGGCGGAAAATCAAAAAACGCTGGCTGAGCAGATGCAGGATACCGGCAAGACGCTTTCCTCGCAAAAGAATGATTTAGATGCAGCAAGTTCGGCCCTTGAAGAATATCAGCAGACCGGGACCGTTACAGCGTCAATGCTGAAATCTCTGCTGTCGATGAGTGAGGACCATATTGATCTGCTGATTGATAGTGACGGAAAGATTCGCATTACAGAAGAATCACTACAGGCGTTGGTGAAGGCGATTTCCAATGACATCGACGCAACGGAAGAACAGATCGTTGCGACAAGTGATGCAAAGAAAGCGGCAGTGGATTTCGTCTCCACGCTGATGGATGAAGCCAAGCAGAGCGGCAAAACAGGGCAGGCGATTCGGGAGCTGGTTTTGGAGGAAATCAAGCTCAACAGCACCAATCTGAATCTGGAGCAGCAGATTGCAGCGGTGATGGCGCTTGGAAACGCCGCCGGCGCGACAGCAACGTCGATTGCAATGCTGTATTCGTATGGCGGAACGTCGGCGAGCAACGCGGAACGGACGATTTCCGGATACCTTCAGACTGGACAGGCGAAGACGCGGGCAGAGGCCGAGGCCAAGTACCTGCAGAACCTCTACAATCAGTTCGATTTTTCCAAGGCGGATTCTGATACGTCTACGTCCGGCGGCGGGGGCAGCAGCTCGGACGCAAGGCTGGAGGCGCTGAAGAATCGGGTTTCTCTGCTGAAATCGGAACTGACCTTGATGGAAAAGCAAGGTAAGAGCGCCGACGAGCAGAAGGCCAAGATGAAGGAGATCCAGCAGGCACTCCATGCGCAGGCCCAGTATCTCCGCAGCATCGGCGGCAATGAGGCAGACATCAATGATCTTTCTGCAGAATGGTGGGACTGGCAGAAGAAGATCAACGGGGAGCTCGAAGATTCGGCCGACCTTCTTGATGAGCTGAAAAATGCGCTTCAGGAGGCAATGAATCGGCAACAGGACGCACGAGATGCCGAGCTGAAAGCCATCGACGACCAAATAGATGCGCTGAAAAAGCAGAAGGACGAGAAGGACAAGCAGGTTGAGCTCGAAGAAAAGCTGCTTGCCATTCAGCAGGCGGAGGCGGATCTGGCTGCTGCGCAGGCAGAACGGACGGTCCGGCAGTACAACGCTTCTTCTGGCCAGTGGGAATGGGTTGCAAATCAGAAGGACATTGATGAGGCCCAAGATGCACTGGACAAGGCCAAGAAAGATCTTGAAGATTTTCAGGATCAGGCACAATATGACGCGCGGCTGGCGGAGCTGGAAGCGCAGAAGGATGCCATCAACGCCAAATATGATGCGCTGGAGGCGCAATATGACCGGTTCCTCGACTCCCTGAAAGAGAAGACGCGCGGCATTGGCGAAATTTTGCAGGACATCCTCAAAAATGCGACGCCGGAGCTGCGGCAGATCATTTTGGAAAATGCCGAGCTTTTCAAAGCATTTGGCATTGATGTTTCTGAACTGCTCAATTCGTTCACGGAGACGGTGAAGAAGATCGTCCGCGTCCTTCCGGGCGGCAAGGCACCGGCCGGGCTCAATGTTGGCGATCAGGTCGTCACGGGCGGCGGCACGTTTGAGATCACTGGCGTCAATCCGGACGGAAGCTACGAATCGAAGAAGGTAGATCCGAACCAGACCATCTACAACTATGATGGCCCTTATGATGATGTGCCGGGCGGATATACAGGATCGGACAAGTATCCTTCCAGCGGGGGCGGGTCAAGCTCGCGTGGTGGAAGGACCGTTCGCGTGGAAAGCGGGACTGGGAAGGCACCGAAGGGCCTTTCCGTTGGAGATAAGGTCGTGACGGCGGTTGGCACGTACATCATTGTGGCGGTGAATCCGGATGGAACTTATCAGTCGCAGATGTACGACAAAAACCAGACGATCTACAACTTCCGTGGGACTTACGATGCCTATGATGAAGGCGGAATTCTGCGCGGGATGGGCGCGATCAAGGCGACGGAACGCGACGAATTTGTGGCAGACCCCGATACAACGGAGCTTTTGAAGCGGCGGTTTGGAAGCTGGAACGCATTGGCTCCGGCACGGGACGCACAGAGCGACAGCATCATGCGCGGAATCAGGATGACGCTGGGAAATCGGGATGGTGGAACGACTGCAAACTCTTATAGCTCCAACAGCATCGGCACACAGCACAATGGACCGCTCTATCAGATCGACGGCGTGACGATCACGGAGCAGGAGGCGCAGACGATGACCGTAAAGCAGCTGGCTGACGCGGCGCGGACGCTGGCGATCAAAAAGCAGGCGTAAGGGGGGAGATACAGTATGTTATATCAGCCGACAAATATCTATCCGAGCATGACCGGCAGCCTTGGAAACGGGGTCGTGGATGCGACGGAACCCTTGACCGTCAGCTTTCAGGTAAACGGTAACTCGGCGCTGCAAGCGTTTCAAATCACGATTTATCGCAACGACTCAGCCTCGACACAGCTTTACACGACGGGAAAACTGACGCAGGGCTGCCCATTTTATGGCGTGGACTATGCGGGAAACATTCAATTTTTCAGCTACACCATCCCGGCTGCGACGCTCTCGGCCAACGGGATCACAAACGGCGGAGAATACAAGCTCATCATCAAACAGTGGTGGAACAGCTCAGATTCTGTGACGCAGACGAGCGCGAGCGCGTTTATTACGCGCTCGGGCCCGACGCTGACGCTGGGAACGGTCCCGAATCCGCTGGAAGTGCGGGAATACACGTTTTCGGCCAGCTACGCACAGGCACAGGGAGACAACCTGAACTGGGTGCGATGGGAGATCGCATTGGTGGACGATGGGGAATACCGCGTGCTGAAGGACACGGGCCGCATTTACGGCACGGCACAGCTCCAATTCGGATACGACGGCATGTTTTCTGGCAGCACCTATGCCATCCGCTGCATCGTGCAGACGGAAAACGGCGTGGAAGCTGACACGGGATGGCGGAGCTTCGCGGTGCAGTATGAGATGGAATCGGTGAGCGGAACGCTGACAGCCTGCCAGAGCCGGAGAGCCAATGGCGTTCGGCTGACCTTCCCGCAGGTGAAGAACATTCCGGCGACGATCACTGGAAACTACACCATGAGCGACAGCTATCTGAATCTTGCCAGTGGAGCAAAGGCTGTCTGGAACGAGGTCAACGACGAGGCGATGCAGTTTTTGCCGCCGTTTGACATTGTGTGGCGCGGAAAGAACACGGCAGTTGGGACAACGCTGAAGGTTTTTGGAAAAGTTCTCAGCCGGTCGGCTTCGACGATGCTGCCGAGTGAATCTTGTTGGGACTCCGTTTGCTACGGAAATGGGACGTGGGTCGCCGTTTCGAGCAGCGGGAAGATTGCTTATTCCACAGACAACGGGACGACATGGAACACGGCTACGAGCCCGTCCAGCGATGGATGGTTTTCCGTCTGCTATGGCGGGGGACGATTCGTTGCTGTGGCGTGCGCGAGCAGTGCAGCGGCATATTCTACGGACGGAAAGAACTGGACACTTGCGGCGCTGCCGGCCTTTGGCTATTGGAACAGTGTGGCCTACGGAAATGGACGGTTCGTGGCGATTGCCACAGGGACGGAGAGCGCATGGTCGGAAGACGGTGAGACATGGACGGCGGTGGAGATGCCAGCAGAACTCGGATGGTATTCGATCTGTTTCGGCGCTGGCAGATTTATTGCAGTTGCCAACAGCAGCGCAAGCTTTGCATCTTCCACGGATGGAACGGACTGGGGGCTCGGAGATCTGCCGGAGATGGGCTGCTGGAACTGCGTGACGTTTGGGACCGGGAAATTCATCGCAGTGCAGACCGGCGCAACTTGCGCATACAGCTCCGATGGACTGAACTGGATCTCCCGCGCGATGCCGGCAGATCAGGACTGGATCAGCGTAGCCTACGGAAACGGAAAATTCATGGCTGTAGCTTCGGAAAGTGCTGTTTCAGCGGAATCGACAGATGGTGCGAGCTGGACCGCGGAGTCGCTGACTGTGGCTGATTTCTGGGAATGCGTCTGCTACGGTGAAGACCGATTCTTCGTCGTGGCAGACAGCGGAGACCGGGCCGTCTATGTGACAGGCGAGACCACGGAGCTTGACGATGTGCTGCAGGTGGACATTTCTTCTGCGAAGGTGATGACTATTACGGCGCATGGGTCAATTCAGGCGACGCAGGACTTGACGCCTGGGACAGACCTGACGCTTTTCTTCGGAAAGAACACAATGTATTGGCGTGCAGGGTCAAGCGGAAGCACGCCGCTTTCCATGGAATGGACGCAAATCAATGGATTTGAGTTGAATGGCGTGCAATCCTGTGACTATCTGTTTTTGAGCAATGGGAATCTGACGGATGCGGTCCGGAACCGGCTGCTGGCGGATATGACCTACCATCCGACGGATCAATCCGCGCTTTTCTTTGCGGACTTCAACGGATCGACCAACGCCGGCGGCATCGGAGACACGAAATTCTCTGCCTTTGCCATCTACCGCTATTCTCCGGGAGATGCGACGCTGACGCACGTGGTGAACACGACGGCAGACAGCGGCAATGTCATCATTGACAGCGGCGCGGTGGTCGGGAAAGAGTACGTCTACTACGCCTTCGGCATGGGCGCGAGCACGTATGTTTCGGCGGCGCTGATCTCGAACTCGATCACGCTCTGCTTCTGGGACTGGGCCCTGCTGTCCTGCACGGTGGACAGCGATGGGGTCTACCATCCGCAGGAAATTTTCCTGTTTGGAAAGAACCTTGTGAGCGGCAGTGTGTCCAACAACAACACGCCGCAGGTGCTGCAGAATTTCACCCGGTATCCGACGGTGCAGCCGGCACCATGGAATTATCGGAGCGGCGCGCTGCAAAGTTTGATCGGGACGATCTCGGACGGTGTTTATTCCGACACCCGCGCAACACGCGATGCGATCCGTGCGCTCGGAACGACACAGAACACACTTTTCCTCAAAAACCGGAAGGGCGACCTGATGAAGATCCGGACGAACGGCGCCGTAGAGATGGAGACGATGGACAATGCGGCCTGTCAGGCGCAGACGATGACTCTGCCGTGGGTGGAGATCGGGAGCGCGGATGACGCGCAGATCGTTGTGATGAACAGCGACGGTGCGTGGCCGTATTAAAGGAGGTTCGGATATGTCACTTTTGACGCATGCGGAGCAGATGAACGATTACCTACGGCAGCTGCGAACGCCGTTTACAAAGCTGTGCCGGCTGCGCTTTTTGCAGCCGGACGGCTCGACGGCCTTCGCGCTCGACAACAACCCCGGAAACCGGAGAAGCGGCGCCTTTTTGCAGGATGGCACGATCTCAGGAAATTTGCAGAATGGGCAGCGGCGAACGGCAAACGTGATGCTGGCGAATCTGGATTCGGAGTACGACTACAACGTCAACAACGTGTGGTTTGGACAGCAGATCGCCATTGACGAGGGCTTGATTTTGTCTGACGGCTCTGACTTTTACATCCCGCAGGGCGTTTTTTACATCGCGGAGCCGCAGGAAACACTCTATCCAAACGCTCGGACGATGGAATATCCGTTGGTAGACAAGTGGTCCTATCTGGATGGCTCACTGTTTGGCCGGTTGGAGTCCACCTACGAAGTGCCGGTGAACACGAATATTTTTACGCCAATTACGGCGCTGCTGGCGCTCGACCGGGGCAACGGATACCCTGTGGACAATGTGACGCCGATTTTCACGGAATATTACAACGGCAAGACACAGACGCTTCCGAATGGGAGCACCGTGAGTCTCGTTCTTTCTCCGTACACCCTGCGCGTCGACAGTGACGAGGGAACCTATGCGGATGTTGTGCTTGGGCTGGCGGAGATGGTAAACAGTTGGGTTGGCTATGACTCAAATGGAGCGCTCAGAATCGACCCGTCCCAGGATGACATTCTTGACACGACGAAGCCGGTTCTGTGGCAGTTTTCCACAGATGAGGCGGAGCTGCTGGGCGCGACGTATGTGGTGAAGAACACAGAGGTCTACAACGACTACATTGTGATCGGTGAGCAGACATCCGACTATGCACAGGCGGCCGGCAGGGCCCAAAATCTCGACCCAAGCTCGGACACGAATGTCTATGCAATCGGGAAGAAGACCTTCCGCACGACGGCGGCCGGATATTACACGAAGAAGCAGTGTGAAGATCTGGCAGCGTGGAAACTGAAACGGTCGACCGTACTGCAGAAGGCTGTGACGATCTCCTGCAAGCAGATGATGCATATTTTTGAAAATAACCTCGTTTCAATCTGCAGGAGCGATAAACCCGGCGCGCCGGTGGAGCGGCATCTGATCCAAGGCTATTCCCGGCCGCTGACGAGCACTGGTAACATGACGATCTCGGCGACATCGGTCAACGACCTGCCGATTGCAACGATTACAGGATGGCCGGCATGAGGAAGGTGGTGAGAGGATGGCAAAAAAGAAGGCTCCTGAAACGCGAGGAAAAGTTTTGAAGCTGCGAGACGGCAGAAAAATTCCGGTAGTTCGGGAAGATGGACGGTATTGGTACTGCGGGAAGACACGCTTTTTGAAGACGAATCAGGATGTTTTGGATGTGCTGGATGTGAAGAAAGGAGAGCATGACGATGCGTAAACTGTGGAGCTGCCCGAAGTTTCAGACGACAGAGGAAACCATGGTGTTTGGCGTGAGTGCGTGCATCCAGTTTTGCAGCCGTAAATGGGTCCCTCCCCCTTGAGGCCCGATGCGGGCCAAATACAGATAGAGTGATGGGAGAATGAAATGGAAGCATTCAAAAACATTGTGACAGTGTGCGGCGGAGTGACCACGATCGGCGCAATTTTGATGGTTTTTGCAAAGCTGTTTTTGTGGATGAAGAACCTGAGAGAGGGGCTGAAATGCCAGCTGCGGTCGGACATGCTGCACACCTACTATAAGCACAAGGACGAGCAGAAGATCCGGCAGTATGAGATCGAGAATTTTATCTATTCCTACAAGGCGTACAAGGCACTGAAAGGGAACAGTTTTATTGACCAGATCCATGAGGAAGTGAGCGAATGGGAGGTTGTGACCTGATGAAATCTGTGGAGAAGCTGTGCCGATTGGACTGCAGCAAGAAAATCCTGATTTTCTCATATTTCGTGCTGGCGGTTTTGATCGTGATCCATCTGACCGTCGCAGACACGGCCTCTTTCGCGACCATTGTTTGCGCGTGGATCGTGGAGTGCGGTGCGGCGACGGGATTTTATTTTTGGAAGGCCAAGAATGAGAACCGGTCGAAGTACGCGCTGAAATTCATCCGAGAGTTGGCTGACGAATACGGGATAGAATCCGTGGCGCGTGTTTTGGAAACTGTTTTGAAGGACTAAGAAAGGTTGGAAAATATTATGAACAAGTGGTGGGAAACCCTGATCGCGAATCTTTTCAAGGTGAAGTCTCTGGTGACAATTATGCTGACGGCGGCATTTATTGCGATGTCGCTTCAGGGGAACGTGGAGCCGAAGGATTTTTACTCGATCATCGTAATGGTGCTGACGTTCTACTTCGGCTACCAGAGCGCGAAGAGTGAGGATGGAATCGGCGGAAAGGATGATGGCGATGGTTCCAATTAAAAAGATTCTGGCGCACCGGGCCAACTATGGAACGAAGCGTGCCGGGGCCGTCGAGTGGATCGTGATGCACTACACGGCCAACGACGGCGACTCCGGAGCTTCCAACGGCAAGTATTTTCAGCAGGCATTGAATCCGGTGGCAAGCGCACATTATTTCGTCGATGACACGTCCATTACGATCTCCGTGCCGGAGGATTATGTGGCGTATCACTGCGGGGCCGACAAGTACCGACATCCTTTCTGCCGGAACTACAATTCCATCGGGATTGAGATGTGCGACACGAAGCGGGATGGGCGCGTGATGGCGACGGACAGAACGATTGCCAATGCTGCTGATCTGGCTGCGATGCTCTGCGAAAAGTACAACATCCCGGTCAATCGCATCATCCGGCACTACGACGTGACCGGGAAGCTCTGCCCCAAGTATTGGGTGGACGATCCGCTGGGGATCGTAAAATTCCGTGAGATGGTAAAGGAGAGAGTTGAAATGGTAACGAAAGCGAGGATGATCGTCGATGGACGAGAAATCGAAGTGGAGCGGATCTTGAAGAACGGGACGAACTACATTAAGATCCGTGACATTGCGACGGCGCTCGATTTGAAGGTGAGCAATAAGGGTAATATCCCGGTGCTCGAATCGAAGAAGTGAAAGAAACTCCGGGAGGGTAGAACCTCCCGGAGCTTTTTTACGGTTTTCCATAGAATACCGATTCGCTCAGGTTGATGTGCTCAATCTTTGCTCTCAGGTTCAGAATTCTAAGGTATCTAAGCATGGATTCCGCCTGACATTCCAGTATGTGGACGGAGCAGGTTGGTGTGAAGGTGAGCGTGTCGGCACGATATTTTTCAATCATGCGAGTCAGGCTTTCGAGGCGAATCCGGAGCTGCCAATATTCGGAGCCTGTGAGACTTTTTCTGTAAAATAACCATCACAAGGTCCTTCTATGATAAAATAAATATCATTAGGAGGGCCTTTTATTATGGCAAGACAAAAGAAACCTGTACACAGAGTACAAATGACCGATGGAAAAAGAAATATCATTCGTCAGCTTCTCGAAGAATACGATATTGAGACTGCTGAAGATATCCAGGATGCTCTTAAAGATCTCCTTGGTGGCACCATCAAGGAAATGATGGAGGCAGAAATGGATGACCATCTCGGATATGAGAAATCCGAGCGTTCTGACAACGACGATTATCGAAACGGCTATAAACGCAAGCAGGTAAACAGTCGGTATGGTTCTATGGAAATCGAAGTACCACAAGATCGAAAGTCCACCTTTGAACCACAGGTTGTCAAAAAGCGTCAGAAGGATATTTCTGACATTGACCAGAAGATTATCTCCATGTATGCCAAAGGAATGACTACACGTCAAATTTCGGAAACAATTGAAGATATCTATGGCTTTGAAACGTCTGAAAGTTTTATTTCTGATGTAACAGATAAGATACTTCCGCAGATTGAAGACTGGCAGAATCGACCGCTAGACGACGTGTATCCGATTCTTTACATTGATGCTATCCACTATTCTGTGCGGGACAACGGAGTGATTCGTAAACTTGCAGCCTATGTAATTCTGGGGATTAACACAGAGGGCAAAAAGGAAGTATTGACCATCACGATTGGTGACAATGAAAGTGCGAAATACTGGCTTTCTGTCTTAAATGAACTAAAAAATCGAGGGGTTAAAGATATCCTGATTATCTGTGCAGACGGCCTTACAGGCATTAAGGAAGCGATTTCGGCGGCATTTCCAAAGACAGAATATCAGAGGTGTATTGTCCATCAGGTAAGAAATACGCTGAAATACGTTCCGGATAAAGACAGGAAAGCTTTCGCTACAGATTTAAAAACCATCTATCAGGCTGCTGATGAGCAGAAGGCTCTGGCTGCTTTAGACCGTGTGACAGAAAAATGGAGTCCGAAATATCCGAATTCCATGAAACGCTGGAAGGACAACTGGGATGCTGTTTCTCCAATTTTTAAGTTTTCAACCACTGTCCGGAAGGTCATTTATACAACAAATGCGATAGAATCACTGAACTCCACATACCGGAAACTGAATCGCCAGAGAAGCGTATTTCCAAGTGATACAGCGCTGTTAAAAGCCTTATATCTGGCCACTTTCGAGGCTACTAAGAAATGGACAACTACCATCCGGGACTGGGGCCAGGTCTACGGGGAGTTGAGTATCATGTACGAAGGACGACTTCCAGAATAAGTAAAAACATAGTCTAAGACAGGCGGCCAGCCGCCTGTTCTTGACATGCCTGGCAGTAACTGTTATATATAAAACAAGGGTGAAAAGCCTGATTTGTAAGCTTCTCACCCTTCATTATCATAGAAGAATCTAATTTACAGAGATTTTCTCATAGTCTCAATATTCGGCGGCGAAACGCTCTTTGTAGTCCTCACTGCACATCAAGAAGGCCGTGTTTTGTAAGTCTGTCATGGTTGTCTCACCACCTTTAAGCTGGCATATAGAATCCCATCGCGTTCTTCCCATCTGATAAAATTTCTGTCGTTGAGTTGCTGGACAAACTCACTGACAATATATCCACGAGCAAATTCGTCGATATGCAGGCATTTTGCGGTATTCATATCATAATCAACGTTGATTGTTTCAACCGGCCGAGTTACCTGCACCAAAAGATTTGCATACTCTTTGCAATGAACACATGGCGCAACATATCCGCCCAGCTTTCGGATCAGCCATCGTTTGAATTTAGTCCACATCTTTACTCCTTCCTACGGGCCCAGTTGCAGTATCCGTCATCACTTGCGTAGTCAACAAGACCGCTGCCAAGTGTTTCATGCACCATAGGGCAAAAAATTGTTCCGCGCTTGTCGCATTCCTTACAATGCACCACCAGAACCGCATCCACAGTTGGCTGCTCGTCAATCAATTCCGCCAGCCATTGCACGCCAGCATCGAACGTGTCTTCTCGCCCTTCCGTATCTGTGTAAGAAATGACCTCTAACTTGTCCGCGTCAATCAACCTCATGGTTTCTTCCTCCATCCTGACGTTCCCCATAGGAGCAGAAATCGTGTCCGCTGGTATCAATATCGTGCTCGAAACAGTGTCCGTTCGGGCTGTCGATAAAACCGACGTTTCGCTTCCAGTTCTGGCAGTCCTTGCAGCGCACGACGGGCTCGGCCTCGACAGTTGGGGTGTCGTCAAGCTGGCAGATGCAGTTGAAAATCGTCGAACCTTCTATGTTTTCTTGCTCGTCATCGCCGGAGTTCATCCCGGAGATCCAGCCCTCCAAAATGCGCTTGTAGGCATTCGCATCAATGAGACGCATCATCTATGCCTCCTTCCATGTTCGCACCACAATGCGGGCAGTATAACATACCTCTCATATCCAGTTTTGCAACCGTGCCCTTGTCTGTCTTAAAACTGAAGTCCGTGTGGCAACTTGCACACTCTGTGTACGGGTTTCCGACTGTAGTATAATGTACGATCCATTTTCCTTCCAACACCGGCGCAACTTTTTCGGCGGGAAGGGCAGCAATCTGGTTGGCAACCTCGTCGTATGCCGCGCACAATTTTCTATCCGTCTTGACAAAAGCAGCATGGCGCGCCATTTCCAGACAGCAAAGCGCATCCTCGCGCCGGATATATTCATTAAGCATCATACGCCCTCCGGTTCCAAAACTCTGCGGTTTTCTCTTCGGTGTCGTAGATATACACGCCGCCGACAATGCCGCCGTCTACTTCATATCTCGCAATCGGGCAACTCGGGTTTTCTTCGTGGGCATGCCTGATCATAAATCCAACACCGCTATAAGGTTTCATCGCATAGTCTTCATCGTGAAGATTTCCTTCATCGTCGCACAGGACGATTCTGGCTGTCCCGCCGCAAAAAGGATACGGCTTTAACTCAACCATCCCGTACCTCCACATTTGCTTTTTCCAGCAGATCATCCAGGCAGCACTCGTCGCTGCACCCGATAAAATCCCCGTACTCGTCGTAGTACTGATAGGCCGTATACGGTCGGGCCTCGATCCCGGCATATTTTCGGAGCAAAGAGTGTCCGTATTCGATGCCAAACTCGCAGGCTTCTTCAAGCTCCTCCATCTGTTCCGCAGTTATATATTTAGCCATCTTTCTTGCCCTCCATTTGCTCTATCAGATCGCACAGCGCATCCGTTACATCATTGCCATAGAGGAGTTCTTCGTAACCGCAGCCGTCACCGCTGCTCAATTTCTCCACGTCTAACCCGTACCGTTCGAGCCAGAGGCCAACTTCGCGGTCAAGAGCACTTGCCTTACTGGCATATAGTGCAATTTTGTGCATCTTTTCTCTGATTTGTCTCGGAATCTTCATCCTGCTCTTTCTCCTCCACTTCCTCAAAGTAGAACTTGATCGGTTTTACATTCTCAACGACATTCCCGTAAACCACACCGATCTTGTAAATGTAGTTCTCGCGGAGCTTGCGGGGGATCTCCGCGATATAGCGCCGGAAGGTTTCCAGCGAGTTCGCCCGCTTGTAGTGGTTGCACATCCTGCAGCTGGGCATGAGGTTTGAGAGATCACTGCTTCCAGCATCTCCGCCGTCCCACGCCCGCAGAGGCCGGAAGTGGTCTACCTGCATATCTCGGATGGCGATAGACCGACCGCAGTAGGCGCAGTGTCCATCATATTTCGCATAGACGGCTTCCCGCGTTTTCTTGCTGAAGCTCATGCATTGCCCTCCATCGATTCCTGAACTTCTCTAAGATCGAGCAAGGCGACCTTCTTTCCGCTCGGTGTCGGCTGATTCTCTGCAAACGTTGTCAGATGAATGTTCCAGTGATCTGGCTTAAAAGCGACGCCGTTTCGCATGAGTTCAATGTCTGCATCGCCCCGGCAAGGAAGAACCACCACGCGGCCCTCTTTGTCGGCACACATCAGCTCCACCATGCGCTCGATGGAGTAGCCATACTCTGAAAGTTCCTCCTCGATTTCCGCAGCCTTTGCGGCTCCGGTCGGAGACAGACTCGAGTTTTCATAGGCCGCAAGGCGATCCACGAAATCCGCTTGGTATTGTACGCCGCCAAAATCAAGCCGCCAGTGGCCGTCTTTGAAATACGTCAGTCTTTCCATCATTCGGTCTCCTTTTTGATCCTGTGAAATCTCATCTCATCCAAATTCCAATCTGGTGGGTATCGATACATGTCTACGACCGGAATATCTTTTCGTTCACCATCCACCATCATCCAGCCTTCGTGAATCTTGGTGTCTGGCGTGACCTCTGGCGGATTTTCCGGGTCGATAGCCACAATATACCACGCATTGATCGGCTCACCGGCCCAGACCGGCAGGCCGTCCATTTTCACAAGCTCCTGCAACGTCAATGGAGTGTTTTCCATAGGAATGGTTCCTCCTTTGCTTACCTCGCATCACGAACCCTGAAGAAAACCGTGATGCTCAGTTCGTAGTCATTTTCAAAGATTTCCCGGATACCGATTTCTCTCCACTGAGAGCCGTGGTCATAGGATTGCGAGACCAGGCGATCAACGATCTGGTTCACGACCTCTGTTGCAAATTGTATTGAGCATTGCTGGAACTTGAAAAACGTGAATTTGTAACCGAAATCAGTTTTCAGCTTTTCGTAGTAAACGTCGATTACATCGTCGACTTTGAGACGCAGTGCGGACGGGATAAACTCGTCATTCGGAATATAAAATTCAATTTTCATGATTCTCCTCCTTAATCGGCACGAGCCGCCATTTCAGCCATCCATTCTGTGTGTCGCGCTGTGCGCTCAGATAATACTTCTTCGACAGCTCATAGAGTTTGTGGATGCAGTAGGGTTCATTCTTCTGGCAGTAATCGCCGTCATCCGCATGCTCAGAATCAAAATGCTCGCAGTCCGGGCAGACAAAGGTACGGCACACGTCGGCGCAAGCATCCAGAAAGTCATCCGAGGTCATACCTTCCCACGGATCAACGTAGTCCCACAGGAACGTAGAAACTGCATCGCACTCCATGTGTGTTTTCCAGTCGTACACATCGCCGTCGAATTTGTATGTGTCATATCCATATTGTTCGCCCGGTTTGATCTCCTCACAGCACAGAGAGCATCTGTGCAGTTTCCGAGCAGTCCGCGTCTCGGATCTCAAAAGTTCAGGCATCATGGAATATCCTCCTGCGCCTCCGGTAGCGGCATCCAGCGGGTGATCTCGTTCGATGGGACGGGCCAGTCTTCACAAAACCATCCGTCACCCGGAAAATATTTGGCGACGTCTACGAGCGCGCCGGCATCGCCGCGAAATGTGACAAGGTATTTGTCCACACGATCTGGCGGCATCCGATCCTTGCAGCTGATCCATTGCGGAATCTTCTCGCGCAGCTCTGCGAGCTCCTTCTGGTCGCGCTCGATCTGCTCAGCTCCCCAAGCGATCATCAGGTCCTGACAGCGATGCTCGACCAACGCAGCAGCCGGGCAATCCTTCACCATGCAGCGCGAAGTTGGATTTGCACATCTCCGCATGGCATCGATCATTTTCTCAGGCGTCCAATCCATTTTTGCCCTCCTCTGACAGGGCCGATAGCTGTGCCCGCAGATGCGCATTTGATTCTTCGAGCAATTTCACCGTTTTTTGCAGCTCAGAGATTTTAGCTCGCTGCTCACGATCACAGGCGCGAAAGCGCGCGAGCTCTTCACTCACACCACACAAAAACTGATGACAGTCTTTCTCAAACGGGAATAAGCAGTGTTCGCATGTGCTAAGTCGATCGATTACTTTCTCCATGTCCATCATAATAAATCCTCCCGAAATTCTTTCAGTACTTCTTGGCCCGGAAGTACGCCGTCTTCCAAAATCCAGTGATATACATCTACGCCTGTTGTGCCCCAACGCATCTCGCCTTGCATTTTTCCAAGGCGCTTGCGCTCTAACAGCATCCGGTCGTAGGCCCGGATATATGCCAGTCTGTACTTCGGGTAGAGCGCAAATTCCATCAGGCGTTTTTTCTTCGACGCCAGAACGCAGCCAATGCAACCAATACGACAGAAACCGCAGTCATAAAGCGGATTCATACAAATATGCTCGGCTGCAACATAATCCCACACGTCTGTATCATCCCAGCCGATGATTGGATTTACGATGCGCTTTCCTTTCATCTGGCATGTTTCAAATTGCATGCGTGATTCATCGTTATCATTCAAAAGTGTCAGCTTTTTACTGACATCGTGTGTTTGCACTTCGATGAGCCCACGAACGTTTTGCCGCTTGGGTGATTCGGCCCATCGCACACCAGTCGCAATAAACCTACCTTTTCCGCCACCTTCTTTGAGAATGGAGCAGCAATATCGCACCTGCCTCGTGGGCGGCATCAGCTTCTTGGGAATCAGATTCCACATGGTGATGCGCTTTCCGTTTGGCTGGACGTGGCAGTCGATCTTCGTCGGGATTCCTTTTTCATCCAACTTCCGGAAGGTCTTTCGCACATGATAGACCGTTTCCGGCGCATCTGCCGTTGTCAGGGAGTGGAGGACTTCGAACGGAATACCGCTGTTGATCGCCAGCCGGAGCAGCACGTCGCTGTCTTTTCCGCCGGAGTATGTAATCATAAGCGGCTGCTCGTATAGCTTCAAGCTCTGCGCTGACGCAAAACGCAGCGCTTCAAATGCGCTCTTTTCCAGATCCATTACTTCCTCCTAGTTCTTCCGCCAATGCCTTAAAAATCGGGTATGCCTGCTGCGGCACTACAGCGTTTCCGAGGCATTTAACTCTGTCCACCCTGGCGTGAATCCCATGAGCCACTCTACCCACGTCGGGTTCAACTGCCCAGCAACGTCCGTGCGCAACCTCCTGTGATTGTTCCCTCCGTGCGAACCCTGCGCGTCCGCCGCGCATGGCGTCGTAAACAGCTTCACTGCATTCGCCAGCTGGCACACGTGGTGACTGTTCCCCGGCATCTTCGGTTGTGTCAGGTGCTCCATGCTGTTCGCGCCCTTGCAGTCCCTTGCCGTCGGCGTCGGCCACATCTGCGATGCCGACGAAGAATACCCTTGATCTTTTGTGCCAAGCTCCGACAGCCGCAGCTTCAAAATTGAACACGACGACGTGATAGCCTGCACGCTTCAGATCCTTAACCACCTGCCCGGCGGCAATTCCTCCACATATCCCCAGCTCTGTGGCGGGCGGCAAAGATACAGCCGTCCATCCGTGTCGCAGTCCGTTTCTGTCTCTTATACACATCTCCGAGCCCACGAGACTAGGCATGATCTCGT